ATTCGTACTACCGCCTCCGCCTCCGCCACCGCCACCGCCACTGGTACCGTCTGTGTTGTTATTCCCATACGCACCAATCCCTCCGTTGCCTGAATATCCAGCTGCTCCTCCTCCGGCTCCTCCAGCATTATTATATGCCCATCTGCCTCCCCGGCCGCCAGTTGCGCCGCCCTGCGAAAAACCACTACTAGACATATTTACTGAACTAAAAGAAAATGACAACGGCAGTCTTGCCCCGCCCTGGGCCGCTTGAGTAGTAGTTCCGGTACCGCTGCTGCCAGCAGGCGTTCCGCCTTGGCCACCTTCGGCTGCACATGCGTTAACTCCATTTAATTTGATACCGCTCGATCCTCCACAACTACCTGCGCTTGTAGTACCAGCATTTATCGTAATTCCAGGCATTCCTACAAATATTTGGCACGATGTAGCAGCTGTAAGAGTAAAATTGATATATGCAAGGCCGCCTCCACCACCTCCGCCGCCTCCACGGTTTGATCCAGTTCCTGCTGCCCCTCCTCCGGCGCCTATACATAAAACCATATAACTAGCAGGTTCAAGCGTAACAGTTTGGGTATAAGACCATCCAATGTTGGCAGTAATAGTTCCAGCGGCCTGTAAAGCTTGATGTCTAGTATTACGTGGATCGGCTACATCATACACAGTGAATTGCTGATTAGAACCTGCATAAGAAGCGAACCTGTCTGCGTAGTCAAAGTCAGAAATAAATTTAGTATTAAACGACCCGCCAATTTCACCGCGGTTCATAGTATAGTGAGGATTTAAATCTTGTCTTAAGCTATCTATTGCAGAAATAACATTTCCGCGTGAGCCCCATCTATAATTAGCTGTCATTTTCTATTCCTTATTATGATACTCTAAGATATTACTCTAAGATATATATCAAGAGTGCCTATTGTCGCGCCATACATACCAAGCACTGCATTAAAGGTGCCGTTATCTACAACAAAAGTAGGAGAATCGCAAATGAAGTCTTTGCTGGGGTACCCTGAACCAGAAACCTCTGCGTAAAGATACTGGCTTCCGGCGGCTCCATTGCCGACAAGGCCAGTACCTCCAGAACCTGTACCACCTGCGTCTCGGTTCCAGCGGTTTGCTGAAGTGCCATTTTGAATAAGGTTGAAAGCAAAGTTTCCTTGATCATAGTTGTCTTTATCCATAGCTGAACTATTCGATTGCGTAGTACGCCAACCTTCAGCGTTACTTTCAAAACTATAGTTAGTAGAGCCTATATTGACGTCTGCTATTTGGGCATCACCGGTATAACTAGAGCCGCCCGTGTAGTGAAAAATAAGTCTACAAGTATTACCAATGTAAGGAGTAGCATCATAAGTTTTACTAAGCCAGGAGGTACCTTGATTACCGGTTATTGTATCTATTGTATAATCACCGGGCGGTGCACCGGTTTTCGCACCGTCGTTATTATTGTACCAATATCCTGCTCCAGAAACATTAGCCGCCATATGAACGCCACCTTCAATAGTCTTATATGCTATATTAGACTTATAATTTGTTATACTATGTCTTTGGTCGTCGTCCCAAGGCATTTGATTCTCGCGCTCGGCCTGCGTCACCTGAGAACCCAAATTAGGCCTTAGACTTCCTCTTTCAAAATTTACGCTCATCTAACTATCCTTACTCGACATTATTTACAAGCCCAATTGAATTTTTCGTGAATGTATCAAAATTTATATTTCTATAGTATTTATAAACTACAAGCATGTGAGGCAAGACCGCCGTATTATTACTATTAGTAGAAACAGATATATTAGCAGTAACAGTGTTTTGCCCGCCTTGGCCTAGACCTGGACCTTGGCCTCCACGGAGCCATAACGGAGTATCTCTATCAATTATTTCTATTATGGACCCGGCCGGGTGTAGATATGTACCAAATCTATATTCACTTCCGAAATTAGGAGATGGTGAAGAGCCAACGACCTCCAAACCACTTTTTATTTTGTAATCAGCTGAGAAACTAGAGTTTCCTGTAGGGTTAACAACTCTTACACTCTGAATTTCAAATATACCGCCAAAGGTATTCGATACACCGCGGGATGCAGCATAAAAATACGCCGAAGCTGAAGAATTTCCAGGAATCAAAACCATTTGAGTTCCAGGTGCAAAATTTACGTTTCCCATTTTTAATTTATCCTTACTACCAGGTTTGCGCGCCGGCGGCGTCTGTAAACTCAATAAAACTACAAACAAAATCAAATCGCCTGGAGAAACTCGGCTCACTTTTTTCATTATGCGTAAATACTAGATTATTATATGAATTCGTCGACGCCGGATTTAAATATACTGGACTTCTTCTATCAATTATTATAGCTGTTGTGTCAGGGTATATTTTTACACTCTGTATTATTCTTGTCGAGTTGCCGGTACCGTAGCCCGCAGACGAGGCTAGGCCAATACCAATGTCAATTACATCAAACTTATCATTAGTGTTTGAAGAGGTACCAGTCACTAATAAAGACAGTATACACCTGCTTCTATTAGGATCGCAATTTAAAATTGTTCGCGAAGTTGTATTAGCCGCAGTATCGTCATAACTTACTCCAAACGTGGAAAGTTTCATCTGCTTAGCTGCGTAAAAATTATTTGCCACTTAATTATCTTCCTTTAATCAGCCGTTGTACAGTCTTTGAAACGTGTAATTAACATAAAAGTTTGACCAGAGTGAAGTTATTCGCATAGATTGAAATTCAGTCATAACTAAAGGCGTTTTCCTATCATTGAGAACTATCTGATCTCCTCCTTGACCAGAGGATGTAGCATACTTAACAATCAAATTATTAAACCCATCTTCAATTTCCAAGTCGGCATACGGGGTGTCCAGGCCTACTGATCCCGTTAGATGAGGGTAGTTGCCTGGTTGGGTCACAATTGATCTTGTGTAGTTTCTGGTTATAGCTATTCTAGAAATAACCCATGTTTCGTTAGATGGTATCATCTTTAAATAATAGCCGCTTGCTGTTCGATAGCCAGCAAAAGTTTGCATGATAAATGACTTGTTGATGCCAAGACCGTAATTACCAACACTATTTGGTGATGTAACATATTCTGTCATGTTGATGATGCCCTACTTATCTTTAAATACGAGCAATGGAAATGCAGCTCTGCAATACCGCCTCCTATATTGTCTTGTACATTTCCTACATACATAGTCCACATTCTTGCGTTAGAACCGCCAAATTCGCCACCGAATGTACCATCCATCACATAACCCATTACAATAGGCGCATCTTTTGATATAAGCTGCACGGTTTGATTAGGTCCTATAGTCATCTCTTTGCACAAAAAACCTTTAGTACTACCTGCATCGCTAACAGTATTAGTGGTACCCACATAAGTTGAAAGCCATACACTCACACCGCCATAAAAACTATTATCGTCATGATTAAAATTAGTAACAGTAAGATTATTTATTATATACTGATAATTCCAGGAATCAGTACTACCAAAGTCTAATAATCTAGTGCTATTGGTAGTTACTAATCGTAAGTTTGTAGACAGCATTTCCGCACTTGCACTGCCAACATTGTAAGTGCCATAGTCAGTAGAAAAGTCGGACTGAGATATAAAATTCGTCAATTAGTACTCCTAAACCTATTTGCACATATTGTGTAATTCATAGTTGCAGTTCCGCTTTTTTCAATGTATATAGCTGTACCGTCATGAACAAATATCCTTGAATCTGTGGTAACTGGTGAGTAACTACCATATACAGGAACCCTTACCTTATAGCACAGATAAGCTCCCGAGCCAGTTGTGAATGCAGAAGTTCCAATAAATACTGATATATCTACCTCACTTCCAGACTCATTGTAGATAGTCATATTGAATATATCATATCCGTAATGTATGGTAGCGTTCGATGTAAAGGCTGTAAAACTATTACTTGAACTTCTTTCAGCTATCAATACTGGCTTCATATGGTAATTTAACTGATCATTACCGTAGCCATAAAATTCTTGTTTTAACGGCATTTAACCCTCGTTTTCTTGATCTACTATAGCATAACTGCACACTAGATCTACTGAATTCGCGTTATTCATAGTTTTAAACCTCATATATCTAGCGAAACCGACTTTTTCTCTAGTTACGTATAGCGGAGACATCTTGTTATATAGCACAAAACTTGTTCCTTTAGGTATCCAAAAACTAGTAGGCATTACACTTTTGTCTGTGCCTCCGGCAAGGCTTGGGCCATTAATGGTAGTACTTATACTTTCTTGTGACGCTGCTTGTTTTTCCCATACCGCATCTATTTCTACCTGTTCGTCAAAATCGCTGATATTAGTCAGAGTTAAATTTAAAATAACTAGATCAAAATTAACGGATCCTGTATTATGAGAACCATCTACCGGTGAAGCATTTCTATCAGTCGCAATGTGTGCTATATTATTTGACGTGCCTCCATGAAATAAATACTTATCGTACGAAGTAGTCAACCTTTGATATACCATATTTAGCCCAATAGCGTGCCTTGTGGTACTCCCGGGATCAGGCATTGTATAGCCTTCATACCCGGCAAAGTTCCCGGCTTGGTTATATATCGTATGACTCATAACTTATATCCTATCCAAAAACCAAACCTGCAGCCCAATGTAAACCCCAAGCTACAAATCCTGATGACCCGGTATAACCACGTGCACCACCTGGACCTGGTCCCCCTGCAGGACCTGGTCCTCCCGTATTACCTTTAGAGCCAGTGTAGCCGCGAGGACCTGCTCCTCCGCCAGGCCCCGGTCCTCCTGTATCGCCTTTAGAACCGGTATAACCGCGTGGTCCACCTGGACCGCCTGGTCCGCCTGGTCCTGGCCCTCCTGTATCACCTTTAGAGCCTGTGTAACCGCGTGGACCTCCTCCGCCGGTATCACCTTTTGAACCAGTATAACCACGTGGGCCGCCAGGACCGCCAGGACCGGCAGGACCTCCTCCGCCGGTATCACCTTTTGAACCCGTATAACCTCGTGGACCGCCCGGACCGCCTGGTCCGCCTGGACCTGCTCCTCCGGTATCGCCTTTTGATCCGGTATAGCCGATGGGCCCTTGAGGACCAGTTCCTCCGGTATCGCCTTTAGAGCCTGTAAAACCAATAATGCCTTGATTACCTTGAGATCCAGTGTAACCAATGATTCCTTGGGAGCCTGTAAAACCAATAACGCCTTGAGGACCGGTACTACCTTCAGAACCAGTATAGCCGATAATTCCTTGAGAGCCCGTAAAACCAATAACGCCTTGAGGACCGGTGCTACCTTCAGAACCGGTATATCCTATAGGACCGATATCTCCGGTATCGCCTTTAGAACCGGTATAACCAATGATTCCTTGAGATCCAGTGTAACCTATAATACCCTGTGATCCGGTATAACCAATAATTCCTTGAGATCCAGTAAAACCGATAGGACCGTTAGTTAAGAAACTAACTACTAGATTTGAATCATTACCTATTGACCCAAGTTGACCAGAAACATAAGTCACTGTAAAAAACTTACCGTTTCCAGCAGTTTGAACACTGCCAGTTATTTCATATATTAAATAATCGCCAGAATTTACATCGTCACTTTTCAGTAGTAGCTTACCTCTACTAGCACTAGTTCCGCTATCATCCCACGTATCAATATAAGATCCCCAAGAAGCTCCGTTATTAGCATTTTGATGTAAACCAATTTGTGTTGCACTCGCAAGTGTTACATTATTAAACAGAAGTTGTCCCGCAACTGTATAAGATCCACCGGTAGAAGTTGCTGTGGTACCTGTATCTACCTGATAAACGTTTCCAGAATTAGCACCAGAGCCAGTAAATCCTCTAGAACCCGTAAACCCTAATGAGCCATCATCCCCTTTAGAACCTACAAACCCTAATTCACCTCTTGAACCAGTAAAACCTGATCCTTTAGAACCAGTAAAACCTTGCGATCCAGAATATCCAAAGTTTGCTTGAGTTACCCATGAGGTGCTTGCAGAATCATAAACCCAATCTACAGAGTTTTGAGAATATGTATCACCGTTTGCTGGATTAGGTGGAAAATTTAGAAATGCCATATATTAAGTCCCCGCGACTTTGCCTTTAAAGTTTCTTTCAGGATCGAATTCTACAAAAACGCCAGAAACGTCTTTATCCCAAGTTGCTTCTGAGTATCCTGTTACTAAGAAACTAGAACCGTTATTATCTATACTGTATGAAAAGTCAGAAGAACCAGAACCAACTTGGTACTTAGACCAACCTTGGTAATTACCTAATCCATCAGAATCAAAATCAAATATACCTAGACCCATATCTTTTAATCCAAACGTATTCGCATCATCAGCAAATGCACCAGCAGTATTACAAACAACTCCGATTCTACCATCTAGTAGCTTAGAACTAGCTTTTCCGTTTTGTTCTATTTCTTCAGACGTTTCTGAACCTGTTTGAAAGCCGTTAGACCAAATATCACTATCATAGTTGAAAGTAATAATACCAATATCTTCAGATCCAAATGTTTGTGCATTGTTTACTGAGCCAAAAGTAGTATATGAAATGGCTAATGAATTAGGTAGAATTTCATTTATATCATGTAGATTCATACCTTTGTCATTAAAACCAGAACCTATGTTATAGTATTCAGCATTCCAAGCCCTAGGATTAAATATTCCTAAAAATATATCATAGCCGCCAAATTGTGTTCCGCCTGCTAAATTACCTGTTGTTCTACCAGTAAAGGCAATGTGACCTTTTTTGGCTCCGCCTGATCCTGTTGAAGTCTGAATCCAGAATGGATGTGCTCTATTATACACAGTGAAATTAATTGTGTCACCCGTATCTATAGTTATAGTTGGGTTATTTACTGCAGGATTAATGTTACCTACTCTATCTGTTCCAGAGAATCTAAATGCAAGAGGTACATTATCGTACATAGCAGTAATGTCAATTGATGATGTAGATCCTTGTACGTCTTGGACTACAATTTGTCCATTCATAGAACTATGATTACCACATTGATAGTAGTAAGTACCTGCTACGGTTGGTGTCCAACTTACTGTACCTGCAAACCCGCCGTTGTTTACTGCTTCTGGGTCTGTGACTGCTTTAGATGTTCCTTCTAGCTCTGTAAGGGCATAGATTTCTTCATCACCGTCATCACCGTTTTGCCATAATCTAAACTCACTGCTTGCGATATCCCACTGAGCTAAGTAGTAGTCATAAACTCCTGATAAGCCTGTGTTTGTTTTAGCTATATTACCAGAAACCTGACCACCAATATAGTAGTATTCTCCGTCTGAAGATTTTATGACATCGTAAGCAAATACGTTACCATCATCTGCAGTCGCATCGCCTACAGTAGAAATCTGGTGTATTTGAAACAGATTATCTGCTCTATGAATAATATTACCTGCGGCTTTTTCTTTTCTATATGTTTCAGTATTCAGGAATTCTTGTAAATCATCTTTATCTACAATAGCCATAAATCCAGTGAATAGACCGTTTGCGCCGTAAGACCCGTTATATTCTAAACCGTAGTATGATCCATCTATCAGTGACGTTCCTATATCACTAGAAGTGTATAATGCATCATTGTATGTTGGATTTGAAACTTCTACCTTAGTAGTTTCTATAGCAGTTTCGTTAATAGTATTAATAGTAGCTGAATCATAATAATATGCATTGGAAGTAGAAGCTGTAGTGTGATAAACACCTGTTCCCCAACCTTCTTTATCACCTCTAAACAATACTCCGTCTTTACCCTGTGAGTGAGATGTTGAACCTCCTACTGTAACAAAATTACGAGTAAGATGATCCCAGACAATATCTTTCCCTATATTATCTTCACCCATGTGGCCCAAAGTATTATTAAAATATATTGATCCATCATTAGTGTTAATGCCGCCAAGGAGAGTATCAGCCCTCATAAGAGTCCCGCCGTCACTGTCCATATTTAAACCAGTACCAGTAAAGATTACTCTATGATTTCCATTATGAAACTCTTCATCTTCAAAGAACCACCACGGCCTGCTGTCAGAATCTTCTACTAGCAAGCTATTAACTTCTTCAAAATAACCCAATGGAGAATTAATTTGTTTTGACCATTCAACGTCAACAACATAGCTTGCGCTATCAGCTATTTTTACTTTTTGCATTATTGCAAAAGAACTATGTCCTCTTTCTAGCATCATAGCACCCATAGTACCGCTATAATCTTCTGCGCCTGAAGCTAGAGATGTGTCTTCTTTCTTACCACCTAAAATTAGCTCGTGTGTTGACAAATCAGAATCGTATTTTATTAAAGCTATATCAAGCCATGCTGCCTCATACTCATCCCAACTTTGAGCATCTGATAGTGTATTGTTCGAATAGTTAATATATTTTACAAGATTAGCATCACTTATAGAAGCCATTCCCCATGCAGGACTTCTGTGAACACTTCCAGCACTGCCATTAGAAACTGAACCGCTAAAGAAGAATTTTCCGGTATCATCTCCACCAGCTACTACATTATTAACATACATGCTAATATCAATACCGATTTCACTCAAATCTCTAGTAGATGTAGTATTACCATCAGTGTCAATTACAACTAACGCACCGCCCTTAAAATCTCCAGTATCAGCAGCTGAGTTGTGTAGGAATGTCGCAATATATAATGTGCCTGAATTTTTAACTAACGTAGCAGAGGTTGGTTTAATATATAAGTTAGACTGAGATAATTTTTTTGACCAAATAATAGTATCGCTTGAATCAATTTTTACAATTATAGCTGAGCTATAAGGAAAGCTTTCATTATATGTGTATCCTACGACGTATTTGTCACCTGTGGCTTCATCGTGCAATATATCCACGCTGACATCATTTCTAAAACCAATATCTATTTTTTTAGATGAGCTTAACGTAAAATTCTTATCGTAGTTTGCTAAAAACAGTTTACCGTCTAAAGTGTCAGTTCCAGCTACAGTATAATCACCATTATTATCTCTTATGATAGATTCAAAACTACAACCTGAAGAATCAACAGTGTTGCTAAATCTTCTAGCCCAGCCATGCACCCACTGTTTAGATTTGTCGGCTAGCTCACCTTTTGCATAACCTGATAATACTAGCTTATTATTTTCAACATCTTCTATAATACCTGTAACAAAGTCGTCACCTTCTAGTCCATAACTATAACTTACAGAGTTGTTTTCATTATCTACGATAGTAAGAACCATATCTCCAGATAATTCATTTCCTAAATTACCAGGAGCATTTTCTACTCTGCCTACAAGAGCTTTTCTTCCATCTGATAAGTAAATACCTTGGAAGTAATATTCGGTCGATCCGGTATTAATTTCTTTTCTGTTATAGAATTGTGGAGAAGCTATATCCCATTGAAGAATGCTAGTACCATTTGGAATACCTTCTGGTTCTAACTGGTTTTTTCTAGTAACTATACCGGTTGCATTATTGTATGATAAATGACCAGATGTATTGCTATTACGATTAATAAACCCACCTGTTGTCGTTTCATAGTCTAGATGTTCATAACCGGCAAAACTACCACCGGCCAAATCCCAACTGTATAAGCCATCGCCGCTGTAGGTTCCAACTCCATCGTCTCCGCTTAATAGTGTAAAGTATTTAGTATTTTCTGCATTGTATTTAAAACCATGCACTCTTAGAGGGTTGCTTGGCGGATTCGTTACGATGTTACCTTCAAAACTGATGTCTCCGCTGGAATCAATCTGAGTATCAAAGCTGTACATCTGAGCGCCGCCGGATTGACCACCTGCAGCTGTGATATAACCGTTTGAACCCACAGATGTAATTAAAGCACTAGGATATACGTCTGTTCCTTCAAAAGGATAAGGCATATTAATACGTTCTAAAGTACCAGGAGAAATAGTATTAGCGTCTGTTACTCTCCATATCTGAAGATCGGACGCAGTAGAAAGTTCGGAGACAACAATCTCGCCGTACATACCATTATGCACCGTACAGAAATAGTAATAAGTTCCTGCACTTTGCGGTGTAAATGTTACAGTATTAGTACCGTTACCTGAAGATCCTGGAGCATTAATTCCACTAGGGCTTCCGCCATTGTCTGTGAATACATTCATAGGATGCACGTTTAAAACTAGGTTAGTGAAAACCATAGTGTCGCCAACCTTCATAAGAATATCAGGTTGAATTGCTACCCCATCAAGAGTTCCTGGTTCTTGTCTATCTGTACCTAATACTTTATACTTATTTGCCTGATTGTTTAGTTGAACTGTAAAACTTTTCGGTTGTGCCTGCATAACAACAGGCCAGTAGATATAAGATCCAAACGTATGTCCGCTACTTATAGAAAAAGTGTAATCTCTTTGTACGCCTTCAGCTTCTTCGTTACCTCCAGGATAAGGATTAAAGGTAGGTTTTTGTATTTTAAAATCACCATAATTAACTTGAGCAGTGAAAGAACCTGAAGAAGATGTAAATGTTCTAGAATAAACAGTCCATTCACTATCAGCGTTATTTGCATCTTCTAAATAAAATGCATGGAATCTATTTGAACTACCTTTTAAAATTCCAGCTGGAAGATAATTAATTCCGGCCTGATTAGGAAGCGTAACGTCATTGTGTGAGTTATGTGCACCACCAACTGATGGAGTATGGATTCTTGCTAGAGGTACCGAGTAGGCCAAGCCGCCAGACTTAACTAGGATATTAATCATATATCCGTACTGTTTATCAGAAGGCCTAATAAACCCATCTGATCCCCAGGTTAATCTACCATCATCAAATTTAGAATAGTTAGAAGGTAAGTGCTTGTGATATTGGTAGTATTCCCACTCGTCGCCTTGATTTCTTTGATACATTCTATCCCAATAGAATGCGTCATCTTCGAGATCCCCGCCACCTCCAACGCCGTTGTTACCATATTGACCAATGTGCGAAAACATAAATGCATCGTTTTCAGAAACACCTGTAATATCATTGGAACCAGTACCAATGTGCTGGCCAGCTCCACCATGATATTTTTTTGCGGTTCCGTCCCAAGTCTCGCTAATCCAAGCAAAAGTTCCATCGGTTTCAGCATAAGTAGGCTCACTACTATTTAAATAATAAGAAGCATCTATATGTAAAGCCGAATCCCATTTATATAGTTCAATAGCATTACCAGTTTGCGTAGTATTATTAACTATATCGGCAGGATGATACACATACCAATAGCCATTATCAGCGATATGGTGCTGAACAGGTAAACCCAGAAAATCTGAATCTACTAAGGAAACTTCTTGTGTTAGATTAGCAATAGCCATAAATTATGATCCTGAAATTGGAATACCCGGGCGAAATACAATGTCTGTAGTGTTGATAGCAAACCCAATAAATAAAGCTCTAGTTGAAGCAGTAGGTGTGGGAGGCGATGATTGTATATTACCGCTAGTTGAAAGATAGTAAGCCTGCCCTGGCGTTAGTCCAGTTAGTCCTGAAATTGTTCCAGCTGCGTAGTATTCATCACCTATTTTAAATAATACATTAAAAAGCTGTGAAGATGTATCAGTGTTTGCTGCATTTACTACGGTATTAGATCCAGATATTCTAACCACCTTACCATTATCCCCGCCAGAAATACTGGGTACGGTAATAGCATCGGCCGAAAGTGTACTGGTTGATTTGACGAATGCCATTTTATACTCCTTCTCTAACGAGTTCTAAATAAACGGTTGGGTTAATAGCACCAGTGTTATCTGAATTAGAAACTAAAAGTTCTAAAAACGTATCTGCTGCTATGTATACTGTTTGATCAAGTTCTAACTGATCATTAGCTGACATGGTAGATGTACTAATTGAGGTTTGTACTGCGCCTGCTGTTGTTTGTCTTAAAGTTATAGTATAAGAATTTTTAGATCCTGCTGATGAAGTTTCAACTAGAGATCTAATCTTATAATACCCAGAAGCTCTTGCTGTTAAACGCTCTGGCTCAGTATTATACCAATATAGATCGCCAAGTACATTAGCGTTGGCGTTAAAATCCACATTTGAAAAATCAATTGCCGTAGGAGTCGAAGTCGTACTTACTGCATTTGTTACAACACTTCTTACACCACTAAACGCATTATGGTTAGATATTCCTGTTCCCGGCGCGAACCCTATTCTATACATTGTAAAATTGGTATCAGTAGTTAAAGCTCCTAATCCAGTAGTCTCTTGACACTGTACAGTGATAAAATCGCCTTCTACTAGAGAAATAGTTTCATCAAAGTTAACATTTTGATTAGCGCCAAAGGATATTTCACCTAATAAAATAGTAGTATTTTTATAAATTCTAGCAGTATAGGAAGATCCTGTACCTGAAGAATCACTAAATAAAGAAGCTAGTACTCTATAGAATCCAGTACTAGGAGCTATAGATTTTATATTGTCATCTGAATAATAGTTATCAATATTAAATTCTACAGTGTTGAATGGCACATCTGCAAATGAACCTGTCAAATCGAATGCAGCAGTAGTAGAAGCTTTTACACCGCTAAAAACTTTTCTTGTAGTACTAGTAATTACGTCCCATACTGTGGAGTCGCTATCATACTGCCAAACAGCTTGATTGGGATCTGAATATAAACCTAAATGAGCAGGAGAAGCTGGGAATTGAAGTGCAGTCATATTATTTCCTATCCATTAAAACTTACGTTAATGCTTACTTCGTCCACTAAGCCTAATGGGTTAGTAACTTCTGCCCAGATCCACCGACCAGCATCTATAGTAGCATTAGAAATACTGCCAACGTTTCCACTAGTTGTACTATTAATCGTGCCAGAAGTTATCAGAGTTCCTGAAGAGCTTCTATCAGAATCATACTTAAGAGACATGCTCACACTTGATCCAGGGTAGCTAACTATTGATCTTACTTCAGAAACTATCATCTGCCTATCAGTATACATTAATGTTTGCTGATCGCCTGAATCTGGTGCTTGGAAAGAAATAACACGAGGACCGTATACACCCTGAGAACCAGTATAGCCAACTGAGCCAGAATAGCCTCTATCTCCATCAGATACTGTAGGATCTGCTTGCAGCACCCATTGCGACTGACTTGTCGAGGGATTAGTATAGTAGATATATGATTTCCCAGTGTTTGAATTGTACCAAATTTGACCGGCTGTAGGATTAGCCGGAACATTTTCACCTTGAAATATAGCCCCAGCAGATCCTGTAAATCCTCGTTGAGATGCACTTGCGTCTACCCACTGAGCACTAACGTCAGCTGCATCAACTACTATAATTTGGCCTTGCATTGATGGATGGGCTGAGCAGATATAGTAATATGTTCCTACGGAATTGAACTGATAGCTGATTGTAGTACCGTTATAGCCACCATTATTAGTTACACCTGGAATATTATAGAGGGCATCATATGAGTTACTAAGACTTAACTGAGAAACTAAGAAGAACGGGTGAATTGCTGTAGCACTATTAACTACATTTAGTGTATCACCTTTATATATGTAAATAGTAGGATCAGGGTCGCTCGAGAACGTAGAACTTCTATCGCTACCAGTAAACAAATAATCTCCTGATTGTGCATTTGTTTGTGTAGCTGCTAAATTAATTGCTGCGGCTGCTGGAGTTGGTTCCCCATAGTAAATTTTTAACTTACCGTTTACTGCATCCCACCATAAAGAACCATCTTGCAACGAGCTAGTAGGAGCTGCAGAATCTGTTTCCGCACCTCCACCTGAAATACTTGAAACAGTATTAGATGAGGTTTTATAGTACAATCTACCATCGGCGTAGTTTAAAGCAACTTCGCCGTAGTCCAGATCTCCAGTTCCAGGAATCTTTCCAGAGACCGCGGATCTTTTTAGTTTTATATTTGCTGCCATTTTGTAACCCTAGTAAGGAAAGTCTTTTTTATGAGTAATAACTCGACTCCACAATTTACATTATTTATACAAGTTAATATGTACCGCCGTCAATAACACCATCAATTAATCCTGCTACTTTAATACCTCCTGGAGTTGACCACACGCGTCCTCCTCCTGTCGTATTAGTATTGGCTGAATTACCCATGTATGGATGATTTAAACATTGGTATGCTATAGTTCTTGGTCCGTAGTCGTGAACCCTAATTTGAGCGTAAGAGTTTCCTACGTTTTTATCTCCAGCCGTTCCTACATAAGATATAGTAGCCGCACTATCAGAGATAAGTCCATTCTTCGCATCATCATAGTAGAACCTAACATCGTGAGTGCTCATTGATGAATCGTGCATATGGAATTTGTATGTAACACCTGGTGTTAAATCAAGATGTGGAGCCTCGAGTGTGTAACCATAGCCACTTCTTATATAATCAGAATCGTGAGATATGTAATATCCCTTTAATGAACCATTACCATAGTACCTATGGTCTGTCGTTTTAAAATCAGATCTCATATAGAAATTAACAATAGGATCGCCAAATGAATCGTGATCGCCATCATTACTGTTTGGCGAAGCGTCTGAATCTCTATTTTGATATGTTCTAGCAATCATACCCACTTTAGGAGTCACAGCAAGGTTGCTACCGCTCATACCGGTAATATTTTGAATCCCGCTTAAATAGTTACCAAGGTATCTAGCGGCTAGTCTATTTAAGCCAATACCTGAAGTATTACCGTATTGGAGGTTTACACCGGTCTCACCAGATATGGCTACATAAGAACCTTCATTGGTAATCCAAGTTGGGATTTTGTAGCTATCGCCCGCTGGGGTAGTAGTTTGAAATCTAATAGGTCCTGAATTAGATTGATAAAGATCACCTGTGCCGCTTTGGCCAAATACGCCTTTACCTATTTCAAGCTTCGTGCCAGTCTGAAGAGTAACATCAGCGCCAAATTCGTCTATTACTTCATCAAAAGATCCGCCATCAGCCGTAGATACGTTGTAAGTATTAGTAGCAGGTGTCCATGATGTAGAAGAAACCCCTGCGACACTTACTGTAGTTGCACTGGTAATTTGACCTTGATCATTGATTGTTAATTGCGGTACTGCCGAAGCGGAACCATATGTATTTGCAGTTACTCCAGTATTAGTAATGTCTATGGTACCAGTCGCGGGAGTATATGTTATCCCTGTTCCGCCGATAAGAGAATTTTTAGAATCACTATCGGCTCTTGCACTAGTATAATATAGGTTGGTAGAACCTTCTGAAAGATTATCCGTAGACTTAAGTGCCAATCTTACATCAAAATCTGAATCAGCTCTTACTGTGGTGTAATATAAGTTGCTACCTTCGGCAACATCACCTGTAGACTTAGTTGCCAGTCTTGTGTCAAAATCTGAATTAGCGCGAGCTGTGGTATAGTATAGATTAGTTCCCTCTGGTAATATAGTTGTTGATGAACTGCCTAAGTCGCTATCGAAATTAGCCTTACTATAAACTTCTTCAACATCAATACTGATAACACCAGTACTAGAATTATAAGAAAGGTCTCCTGTAACACTAATAGCGTTTTTAGCATCACTATCAGCTCGAGCAGCGGTGTAATAAAGATTAGTAGAACCTTCTGAAAGATCATCTGTAGATTTAGCTGCAATGTTTGCATCTACTCTAGCATCAGTATAATATAAATTTGTTAGTTCTGGTATTTCAGCAGTGTTTACAGCTCCTGGAGTTGAGCTGAAATTAATTGTAACAGCGCCGCTTGTTACAGCAAAATCATCACTACTGAATGAGGCAATACCTTTATTAGTATCGGTTGCATCCTCTCCCTTTATTTCACCCGATGATATATCAATACCCTCACCGGCAGTAAAATGAGCTCTAACTTCAGCAGCAGTAGGACCAGTGTAAGATATTACTCCAGTTGATTCTGTATATGATAAAGAACCATCACCACCGTTATCAGTAACACTAATTGATCTTTTAGCATCGCTATCTGCTCTTGCAGTAGTATAATAAAGGTTTGAGCCTTCAGTTAGATTAGTAGTAGTATGATTTGAAATATCAGAAGCTGTACCAGTTAAAGTACCAGTAAATCCCGTAGTCGCTTCAATTGTTGTACCAGAAATCTGTTTTGCTCTTAGATCTGCATAAGAGTATGTAGCGTGAGCAGTATTAATACTACCTGATGGTTCGGGCGTATAGTTATCAAAGAACTTCCAAGTACCGTCTGATGTATCTCTAAACAATCCAGCGTGGCGATAAATATCATCTGGTTCGTTATAGTTACCAGCGAGACCAATTTGAACGTTAATCGGTGACGCATCACCTGACCAGCTATCATTAAGATCATGCCCAGTAGCAGCATCAAAGTCTATAGAAACACCATAGCCTAAAGGCGCTATAAGTCCGTTATTAGTAAGGTTCCATGTAGATGGGCCTAGTGCAGAATCAAATGGTTGTACACCAGCACCAAAACTATCTAACGCCCATTCAATAGTATCTCCGCCGGTCGCACTAATTCTAACTCTAAAAGTCTCGTCTGAATCGCCTTTAAAGTGGCCAGTGAATGTAGCGTTTTGGTCGCCAGTACCATTAAAGTTAGTATTACCTGCACCGATTGTATCACCAGCACCAAGATAGATAAATGTATCCGCAACGTTGAGGTTTGATACCGCAGTACGAGTTTCCGTACCTAGAACGTTTAGGTTACCACCGATAGTAAGATCTGCATCTATTCTACCGTCACCTGCAACTCTTAAAGTTTCTACTACTTCTTTTGTAATAGTAACTTGAACACAACCACCAACATTATTTGCTTCGGCTGAATCAGCAACCAGAACCGTACCTATTTCAACTGCATAGTTTGGATAAACTGGGTTGTCAGAAATTAACTCACCTGCAGAATCTACTGATACGTGTACTACATCGCCGGCTACAAAGTTTTGAGTGTCTAATCCTCCGACTAAACCCCTATTAATTACTAAACCATATTGGCCAGGAGAAATAATATCTTTAGTTAAACCTAAAGTTTTGTATACTGTATTTAAACTATTTGCTCTTGCTAGTGCTACAGTTGGGAAGTCATTTGATGCACCAGTTACATAAACTGCTTTACCTTTATCAATCTGGCTACCAGAGTTATTAAAGACTCTTGTTACTTCTTCTTGTCCCAGTTTTATTACACTTGCAGTAGAAGATTTATATACTAGAGCATCAGGTCCAGGGTTGTACCATAATCCACCTTCAACTGTTGTTGGAGCACTTCCGTCAGGATAACTAGTGGGATCTAATTCAATATACCCTAAGTTTGCCCGGCCTGCGTCAATGCTATCTACGGTAAGGTTAGATGCATTTATTTGTGTTATAGATGCAGAATCACTTGTAATTTGTCCTATTGTCGCAGAATCGAAAACACCTTGACCAGCTTGTAATTTTATTTTACCTGAATTATGATTTCTCATAACCATGCTGCCATCGCTATCTGCCATGACTAGTGTGCCCAAATAAATGGAATTACCGCTTAGGTATAAATCTTTCCATTTTTGTGCTGAATCACCTAGATTATAAGCACTATCTGCTCCTGGAAGTAAATGGCCTGTAACAGTAACTGGACCGGTAACATCTATTCCTGCATTAAATTTTACTGCAGTACCAAAGCTATCGATTAGAGTATTAAACTCTCCACCATCAGCTGTATTAATTGTTAGTGTACTATTAACCCCGCTCCAAGATGTAGAATCAACACCTGCAACATTCACAGTTCCAGCCGCAGTTAACCTACCTTGTTGGTCGACAGTAAATGTAGGAACCAAGCTAGCCGATCCGTATGATCCTGGAGTCACGCTTGTGTCGTCTAAATTTACTGTATTTGTTGCAGCATCATACGTAAGAGCGGTTCCACCAGATATAGCAGCGTCAAGGTCTGAATCAAAATTAGCAGCAGAGTATATGCTCTCAACGTCAATGCTAAAATCGCCAGTAGTTGAGTTATATGATAAATCACCGCTTGCACTAAGATGACTTCTAACTGCAGAAGCAGATGTGGCATCTCCTAATGCACTATCAAATCTTGATCTAGTGTAATAAAGATTATCGCCTTCTGAAAGATTAGTAGTGGATTTAGTTGCTAATCTTACATCAAATGCACTATCTACTCTCGACTGAGTATAATAAAGGTTTGTACCTTCAGCAACATCAGTTGTAGTTCTATCTGCAAATCCTTGGTTAATGTCGGAATCTGTTCTTACCTTAGTGTAATAAAGATTAGAACCTTCTGTAAGATCTGCAGTTGATTTTGTCGTTAGTCTATTATCAAAGTCAGAATCGGCTCTCGTAGTTGTATAATAGAGGTTGCTACCTTCTGATAGATCGCTAGTAGTGTTGGATTTTATTTCATCAATATAGAATGTACCAACCATAGCGGCATGTATTCCGCACTGATAAACTAAAGTATCGGGTGCATCAAATGGTACCGTGAATGTGATTTGATTAGTACCGTCACCTACTACGCCTGAAGTATATTGCGTACCTCCGTCTTCCAATCTTATTTCGATAGGATGCGAGCCGTGTGACGGATTATTGATAATATATGTTTTACCACGTTGAAGATATATAGATGGATTATCGCCAGATTGTACAGGGAAACCATCTCCTGTAAATTGATAAGCTCCGCCATTTGCACTTGCTACATCAATTATAACTTCAGCTCTTCTGATAATTTCGAAAGTGTCATGAGCTGAGTCATAAGTTAAAGTAACTGAAGATTGTAAAGCGTTATCTAGATCTGAGTCAAAGTTACTAGCGTCGTAGACTTGAGAAACGTCAACAGAAAATTCACCAGTACTAGAATTATAGACAATATCGCCAGATGTAGAAAAATAGTTTCTAATAGCAGATATGCTAGTAGTATCTCCTAATGCACTATCAAATCTTGCTCTAGTATAATAAAGATTAGAACCTTCTGCTAAATTACCAGTATTATAAGGATCTAAAGTAATTACTTCGGCAAAGGTTCCGCCATCTGCGGTACTAATAGTAAACGTACCATTAGATGAATCAAAGTCTATACTTGAAACGCCTGCGACTGCAACCTCTCCGGCTGATTCCACTAAACCTAAATCATTTAACTTAAATACCGGAATATTGGTTGCGCCGCCATATGTTCCTGCTGCTGCTCCAGCACTATCTAGAGCTATGTTTAAGTTATAGTCTAATCCTACTTTTGCGCCAGAAGTAGTTATTCCATTTCCGCCAATAGCATTTACAATTTCATTGCCGTATAGCTCAACAGAATCTATAAATCCTTCATCTGTTTTAAATTGTAAATTCGAAACTTTTCCTATTTCCGTATCAACATATATCTTAGGAGTAAGGTCATTATTATTAAATACTGAAACGTCATCTACACTAACAGTATTAGCTTCTAAATTGCCTGCTATATCTACAGCACCACTTATAGTAGTTGCAGCTGAAGTAATAGTTAGATTATTACCAGACATTGTTAGCGTATCGCTATCAAACTGGAAATTATCTATATTAAGATTATTAAGAACAGAGGTATTTACAAAGGCGGCCGCTGCAGAATCGTACCTTAAAAGCTGGTTATCAGCTAAAGATGTTAAAGAAAATCCTGAAAGGTTCTGGATACTGAATGACCCTGAAGTAACATTTCTTAAAGGAGTTCCGACAACAACCTTTTTAATTATAGTAGTTACTGCCATCTTATGCTCCTGCCTGTGTAACGTTAGGAGTTACTTGAAACCTACCTTCTAAAACTCTTTCAACAATAGTATCTCCATCGCTATCAGTAAAAGAAAGATTAACGTCATAAACGTATCTTCCAATTTGAAGCGCACTAGTATCAGTATTGGTGAGAGAAATGGTTGCTATACCGCCCGTAGGCGGAGCAGCTATAATTGAATTAAAATCTACAGAAGCTTCTGAGCTATAATTGCGCTTTAAAGATGCACTAACTGAATGATTTGTTAAATTCTTAGTATTACCATTGGCATCAAGCATATGAATCTCAATGGCAATGTCAGTACCCTTGTCTACACTAAATTCTTCGTATTGGGCCATAAAACACTCCTGGTTTCTTTGTCGGACGTGCTAAATCGCCCCTGCCTTATATTTAGTGTTATTTATAAGAAAAGGAACTTATGTTTGATGAATTATAAGAATTTATCTCCACCACATTTCGTGGATCCAGGACATGCTCGAGGCGGTCGAGCCTGGCCAAGATATTATAATGTCATCTGAAGTAAGATCAACACTTTCATTTACGAAAATTCTTTTATACTTAGACACTTTGTTTGATTCAACGTTCCTTGTGCCAACGCTTTGATAACTTGAAAGGTAAAATTGCGGTCTCGTAGGAGAGTTATTTCCTCCACCAGCTTTAATATATACAAAAACAAAAGAGTTTATTCCAATATTCACCGCAGAGTCATCCATTGTATAAGCTCTGGAAGTTGCCGTACCTGCATTACTAAACTGTAATGTGATGTTTCCAGTCCAACTCTGAGTTCCGGATGCAATTGAGTTACATGTCATTTTTAATAGTGCTTCACTAAAATCATTTGTAGTGGGTTGTACGTTTTGTGTGTTCAAGTTCACAGTACCTGCCGTCCAAGAAGCACTGCTTCTTTGATAAGACGAACCATTGTTCCACCGCCTTTGATCGTGAACGCTAGTAGGGACTACTGCAATATTAGATAACCCATAACTATCACTCAAAACTTCTACACCGTTAATTTTATATCCCATTTGTTATACCTTTATTTGCAACCATTAACCACGCCAGAAGCATCTGTGCGTCCATGTCATAGTTGAAGGGCCGCCTCGCCATCTTATTTCAACGTCATCGGTAGTGTAATCCATATGTTGTCCTGCTAAGCTAACTGATGACATGATATCTTCCACATTTGGATCTGTATAATAAGCTCTGATAAGACTCTTTCGATCATTATTAGGATTGGATATATTACTCTCTGTTGTTCGCACATGTATTAATAACTTTTGATTTAAACTAATTGGTGGATTCGACGTAAACGCAAGCCAAAGCCATTGATGGCTACTGCCAAATCTGTATTCGATATTATTTGACCAGTTTTGACCTGAACCACCACTTAGCGCAGTGCACTTAAATTCAAACCAAGCATCGCTGAAATCATTTGTAGTGGGTTGTACGTTTTGCGTACGCAAGTTTACAGTAGTGTCAAAAAAGGGGCCCCAGGTGGGACCTAAAGAGTATGTGCTTCCTGTTGACCAATTTCTATGACTATTAACACTACTCACATCGTCTACGTTTAATAGACTTCTAGAGCCATTTATAATGGTCCACGTATTACCGTTGGCGTCTGATGTGATCAAACTCATTGCTTAAGCTCCGTTTTAGATAAGTAAAGATAATTCATCGATAGTAACATTTGTGCGTCCAAGTCATGCTTGGCGCTGAATGGGTCGGATATGCTATTCTAATAGTATTTTGATCCGATGAATTAAATGACCCCCAATTAAAAAATCCAAAAAAGCTTTTATAACTGTTAGTAAGCTGATCAAGATATCCTGTTTGTGAATTAAATTTCTGATAAGCATGTGCAAGATAATAAGTATAAACCGAGGAGTTCTGAGCTCCGTTAAACACAACATGAATATACGCCTGATTACCAACATTTGTGTAATTGGCAAAGCTAATTAATGGTTCATTCTCATAATTGGTCCCAATCTCCCATGTCACACTACCATTAAAAGAATAGGTGTTGGATCCACCTGACATCGCAGTGCAACGAATCTCGAAAACGGCTTCTCTAAAATCCTTTGTTTGGGGCCAGCATTGTTGAGCTCTAAGATCGTAGGTTGTCGCTGTCGAAGTGTTGGCATGAGTGAAGCTACCAAATGCTTCGTTCCATCCACCCGACCCAAAGAATTTTTGCATAGTCCCTGTGTCAATATCAGTTATATTTTCGATATCAGGTTTGGTCCCAAAAGTAAAACCAGATGGTATAACCGTACTACCGTTTATTTTAAATGCCATTAATTACACCTCGGGTTGGCTGGGCCAATCGTCATCTTCTAATAACGGCCAGTTAGAGTGTGTAGGTAAGTCTCTTAGAGATGCTCTATAAGTCTGATAAGGGCTTCTAATAGAATCTGGAACATCTACACCTTGTGTCCAATCACATTTTTTTAGAAGCTCTGTTCTTCTTTCCTTTTGTGCATTAATAAAAGCAGGATCTGTAAAAAGAAATACTCTGTGTGCCTCTGCCTGCTCAATCATTTCAGGTGTCATATCTGCGGTCTGGACTGTGCCATCGCTGTCAATGTAATCATATGTTGTTACTACTGGCATTTTAGTTACCCTTCAATTCTTCTATTTCTTGTTTTAATTCTTTGATAGCTTCAATTAGTACGCCAACCATCTTACCATAGTCAACCGCTTTCATTCCTTCAGTATCAGTATGAACAACTTCTGGAAGAACCTCTTCTACCTCTTGAGCAATCACACCAACCTTACGCTCATCTTTACCAATCTTGTTATACCACACACCACGTAGCTGTGATACTAGATCTAAGCTATTCTCAACAGTTTCAATGTTCTCTTTGGTTCTTACATCAGAAACAGATGTAATGTCACCTTGAACTGTTAGATCATCACTACTGAATGTTGAGTTAAGAGTCGCTAAGTTGGCTCCAGTATAGATTTTAAGAGTGTTGTTTGTATTTAAATCAAATCCAGCACGTTCAGTACCATCAGCGTACAAACCAATTTGCCCGGTTTGGGGATTTAAATTAACATCACCGCCGTTGTCCGCCGCATCACCCGTGTATAAGGTTAAGGCACCGTTAGTTGCACCTACGTTTAAATCATCAGTTGCAATGATTTTTTGGTCTATTACTCCGAGATAAAACTCGATTTGATCATTAGCTGTTGCGCCTCGCATATAAACACGACCATCAGTTGGGACTAGATAAATATCCTCTGTTGCTTTAATATACGTTTGCACAGGGCTGTTTATAGTTGTGCCAACAAGACTTTGGTTTGAGCTCGTGATTGAATTAAACCCAGAACCACCGTTTTGAATATAGAATTTTAATACCCCGTTTTCATCACCACTAGTGGTTGATCCAGCCGTGTATCCAGTAGTGCCTTGCATCCATGCATAATCATGTCTAACATTTGAAGAGTTTCGTCCTGCAAATCTTATATATCCGCAATTGGTGTTGTGAGCCATAGAAGTATCAGTATTCATTAACCTCAGTTCTATAGGGCGGCTTAGTGAATTTGAAGTAGATTGAGATAGCGTTAATGCACCAGTACTTGTAATATTACCTAACGTTTCAGACAATGTAATTGGTTCAAATTTAATTCTGTCGTGTTCGTAAGTCGAGTCAAAGCTAAACTCTGTACCTGATAGAACTAAGCCGTCACCAGCTGAGTAGGTAGTATTTGTATCAGCATCATCCCGCCATGCAGGATTACCACTTACGTCTGTTTTCCAAACTTTACTTGCAACAGAACCTGGTGCAGCCACATAACCAGCTATAGTTTTAGTGTTTGCATTCCAAGTGTTTGTATTTGTATCGGCATCATCTCGCCATGAGGGAACACCACTTGCATTTGTTTTCCAAACTTTATTAGCTTGGCCAGCGCCTGATGCAACATAACCATCCTCCGTACTACTGTTTGCATTCCAAGTGTCATTATCAGTACCGGTAATAGTAAGTTCGGTGGCAGAATTTCTGGTAACTGAAACGCTTCCAGAGCCTGTGAACTTTACTCTATCTGAATCTCCATCAGAACCTAAAAGTCTTATATCTGTCCCACCGCTAGGAGAAGCTAGACCGTAAGTAGTATTGTCATTATCATCAGTCCATGGAACATTAACATATGCCTTATCACCAGATAGTTCAACAGGATAGTTCTTACCAGATTCAGTGTAACCTACCTGTATACCACCTCTAGTACCATTAGTTGCCTTTGGTAAAGAATAGACGTTGTTATTATATTCTGAAGATACTGGAATATTGTAATAGGTTGTGCCGTCATTTGTAAACTGCCAACGATCATCACTCTCGTCCCACTTTAACACAGTATTACTTTGAGTTCCGCGCTCAATTTCAATGCCAGCATCTTCTGATGGATTAGTACCACCAAAGTCATTGTTGAGGACAATAGTGTTATCACCAATATTAAGTTGTGTAGCATTAATTTCTGTTACTTCACCTTGGAATACTACATTGCCGTTAAATGTAATGTCTGAGTCATTAATATGGATATAACCGTTATTGGTATCACCGTGTATTTTAACCCCATTACCACTTTTAACAAATCTACCAAAACGAGTACCGTTATTTTCTAAGAAAACGTTACCGTTGCCAGCATCAAGGTTAATGCTGTTAACTGTATCAAGAGTTACGTCATAACCTTTAGTGGTGACATCAATTTGATCTGTTCCAATGTGTAGATCTCTACTAGACCAAATACGAGATTTATTCCCACTTAGATATGGTTGCAATGACAGCCCAACATTAGTACTATCATTATGAATTACGCTAAGGGCATTACTCTTTACATAGAAACTATTAGTTCCATCAGTTGTCATGATTGGAGCATTAGTATCAGTGTAATAACCAGCTGTATCAATTTTCAACGAAGGATTAGCAAAACCATCTTGCTTAAAGTTAAAGTTGCCATCAGCAGCTGAAGTAAGGTTAATATCAGCAGCTGAAGTAAGAGTAATATCCCCGCTAGTATTTTGAATACTGTCTACTGTTAAGATACCAGTTGTTGCTGCGTTTGCAGTAAGGTCGCGAGTAAAGATATTGTCAAATGCCGCGCTATCATTTTGAAGTGCTAATCTATTAAGGCCAGTAAGTGTTCCTGCTTCCCAATAATCTCCTAATTCATTCCATTGTAGTACTGCGCTATCAGTGCTTGGACGATCAACAGCTAATCCTGCTCTATTAATATCATTTACTGAAACACCGTCGTTTACTATCGTATAGCTGCTTGCATTCCTACTTACTCCAGTGGTAGTAAATGTTCCATTCACAGTAAAACCACTAGAAACACTCAAAATGTCGAACGTAGCGCTATCTGCAGAAATACTTCCTATACCTGATATCTTATCTGGTAAACTGATAGTAGCGGAAGATCCTTCTCCCGGCGTATGAGAAACAGTAATCTCATTAGCTGTGCCTGAGATACCTGACACATAGTTGCCAGTAGTTTCTGTTCCAAGAATAACACCATCGTCTTTGATTGTTACTGCACCGTCAGTCACAGAGAAGTTTTGTGTACTGAATGAAGCTACACCTTTGTTAGATGATGTTGCCACTTCGCCATCAATCTTAATATTATTATTAGATACAGTTGTGGTAATACCTTCACCTGCTTCAAAAGTTATCGTATCTCCTAACGAAACATTATCATCAGTACCTGTTTCAGCAGAAATAGTGAATGCAGTTCCTGTTGAAGTTACATCACCACCAATGTCCAAATTACCTGTGATATACGCTGAGTCATTAACCGTTAAGGCATCATCAAGAGTAGTAGTTCCCTGAACATTTAAAGCGTTACTTACAGTCGCGCTATCAAGAGTGGTAGTTCCCTGAACATCTAAATCACCTGATATAGTTGCGGAATCAGCAGCTAAATTATCAGCGTTAACTGTACCAGTAAAATAACCATCGCGCCACTGCTGACTATTGCTACCTAAATCAAAAGAGTTATCTGCGTTGGGAATAATACTAGAATTAACATCGGCAGTGAATACTACATTGTCGGTATTAGCATCACCAAGAGTAACTGAGCCATTTGTACCGGCTTTAAAATTAACGGTACCGTCTACAGTAAGAGAGCCATCTACTTGTAAGTCGTTTGTAACTGTCACGGTAGTATCTGCAACTTCAATTCTTGAAGATCCGCCAGTATGTATATCTACTGCATCCGTACCAAATACAACTTTTGTATTATCATTACCTGAATGGATAATAGCATCTTTTACGTGCACGTTTGCTACGTCGTTAATATCGTATGTTCCAAGGGATAGTTCACCGTCTATCGTAGTACTGTCAAGAGTAGTCAATCCAGTTACATTAAAAGTAGTATCATCCCATGTAAGGTTGGCATTATCTTCTAATTCTCCAGAAGTACCCGCAAATACAATTCTGTTATCAGTTAAGTCAGTAACTTTCATAGTACCAATAGTAGCACTATCAGCTGAAACTTCATCAATGTAGCCTGTTCCATCTACATATAAATCACGCCATTCTTGTCCAGTGCTACCTAGATCAAAGGCGTCATCTGTATTAGGAATAATACTTGAATTTATATCAGCATCGAATACGACGTTATCTGTATTGTCATCTCCAAGTGTTACAGTTCCTGAAGAACCAGCTTTCATGTTAACAATACCGTGGACTGTTAGACTTCCACCGATATCAACATTAGTATCTACTTTTAAATTACCTGCAAGTCTACTTGTAGATGAGCTATCATACGCATCTATTTTTGGTGTTCTTACTTTAATTGTGTCAGCAGAATCTAACCTTGCCTCGTGCTCTTGTAATGCCTCGCCAATAGTAGGTCTGCTTCCAGCGAAAGTAGATCTACCGCTAGTTTGATCAATGCTTGTTAGGCTCATATCACCAACTGAATCTAACAGCTGGTTAATTCTTCTTCGCTGCGTATTTAACGTATCAGTTAAAGTTATATTAGGTATTTTTGAATTAGCCATTTGAACCGTTCTCTAATAGTTTTTGGAGCATTGTTTTTATATCGTTTACATCACTTTTAAGTTGATCTATTTCATCTAGCTCTTTTTGCTTTCTCACATTAATCAGATTATTATACTTATGTTTGTTCTTATTTATATTCAAAATCATGTTAGTATTAGGATCTCTTACTAAATCCGGATAATCTTTTACTGGTATATAGTCTGCCATTATGAGGTAGCTATTGTTCTTAAGTTTCTAAAACGAGGGAATCTAGTAGATTTCTCAGCATTCATTGTTATTTTTATTTGATATTCGTCAAAAGGAGAGACATTGAATACGTTAAACTCATATTCAACAAACCTAGAAAGGTCGCTGCTAGGCGGAATGTCTATATAACTATTACCCTTAGTTACTTTTATGTCTTTAGAAAAAGCTGTCCAATCTTGCTCAGAAAGTTTGTTTCCACTTGAATTTAAATTGGTCCTAAACCATATATCAAAATCAGCTCCTATAGGTCTTACTGCATCTACTAAAGTTACAATAGATGTAGAGGAGTTAGTAAGACTATAAACTATTGAAATATGTTTACTTCCACAAGTCCCGCCATCTGGAGAGGTTTCAGGTACATAATCTACAGTACTAATAAAGTTTCTATCAGTGGCTGTACCCACATCAGACTGCTGGTGGTCAATAAAATATGACACAGTTTCGACTTGAGAACTATTAACATTAAAATAAGGAGCCGTATTTGCATTCGAAGTAGATAAGTTTACGCTTACCACAGTTGAAGGATTCCCACCTAGTTTATTAACTTCTTGTGCTCTTGATGCTATTACAGCAGGTTCATCAAGTATTTGAGGCCCTGATAGATTTAAGCCAACCCCAGTAATAGATTGGTATCCTGTATTAGTGTCATGCCAAGCTCCTATAGATGTAAAATCAGCACTAGCAGAAATGTTAGTACCAGATGGAGCTGATACTGGAATCTTAACCATAAATTCATCTATTTCGTGTTGTTCAGTAGCATATAAACCAGTACCGCCACCTCTAACAGAAGCAGTAGCTACTGAACCCATTTCAAACGTATAACCATACGGGTCTGCTGCAGTAATAACTCTATCGCCTAAAATGTTACTACCTAAGACGCCATTTACTGTATCTCCACTACTAAATCCTGTCGCGTCAGTGCTAAGAGTTACTGTATCTCCTACTCTAAAACCATGAGCGGGATGAAGAACAGAAACAGTAGCATCGCCAGCTGTAAATACTAAAGGATCATACACGTAATCGCCCAGTTGATTTTGTACTAGGCTTTCTGTTAATTTTTTAGGAGGTGGAGTATTTATTTCTAGCTTAGCAACAGAAGACAGCGCTGTATCGAACTGCGCTTTATATACTTTAAATGTTAAATCTTTTGTATTATCACCTTCCCATGTTGTGCCATTTGAAGATGAGTATAACGCGCCGCCCGAAGTATTCACGGTAGAGTTATATCTCGATGTAGTAGTTCCAATATTAAATTCACCGTTCTGAGCAAAATACGTTTGGTATGCACCAGCACCAGCGCTACTGTATATACACACCGATAAAAGTGTATTGGCTGGCACTTGTATAGGAGATGAAAATTCGAATTTGTATTCAGTCGCAGCTGAAAATGTTGTTGCAGCTTTGGCTCCAACTGCTGCAGCTGTTGCTACAACTCTGCTGCCTGGTATATACCTCTTCGAAGAAGGTTGGCCTCCCTCAGTCGTAGGCCTAAGCTCTAATGTGATAGGAAGCAATGGATCAGCTGAGTAAAAGAATATGCCTATACCTGTTAACACACTTGCTTCATCAACCACAAAGGTTTGTGCTGTAGGAGATTTTTGCTCTGTTAATTGTAAAATACCTGTCATTTAAATTTCTTTCTTATAGTAATTTAGAACCAACTATTGGTATCCATCCAACTACTAGGTCTAGCCTTTGGTCGAACAGATCCCATGTTCAACGGCGCTGATGAGCCCGGTAGAGAAAAAATAGGTTCGTTTGTAGGAGCAAAACACTGGTTAACTCCCGCCCATGCGTCGTTATCATTATCATTGTTATCTTCATAATAAACGCTTTCAAAATATGAGTAACTTTCAGAAAACTGCTTGCTTTCAGTATTAGTATATTCGTACCAGTATTCGTTTTGACCTTGAGCATAGAACTGAGCAGCAGCGTATGATAAAGCTTCATTTCTATCTAGAGCGGATACATCTAGTGCGCTAAAGTTTGTACCATCAGTATTGATAGGCCAGTTTGTAGTAACGTTAGATTGCAAATAAAATAACCCACTTAATGAACCATCTGCAGAAGAAGTTAATGCGACATCGGCACCACCATTTGTAGCTCCTCCTAAACCAGCGGGAAAGGCTGTTTCAGTTATATAAGAATCTCCAGGCTCTTTAATAGTTGAAGTTCTTGCTGCAGTCGTATAGTCTGTTAAGCTATATGAGGTATTGCAGTATTTTGTTATCTGCTTATCAGCAAAGAAAATCCAATGAGGAATATTAGGTCTCAAACCTTTAAACTCAAAAAATATAATTTTTGGTCTATGTATATCTACTTCACTATAACCTAAACGGTCCTGTTTTATAACATCACGTGTTCGTGTAACGTTTCTACTGCCCGTTCTTTTTACTTGTCTATATGGCATCTCTTTACCTTGTTTTTAACTGTAAGCACCAGTACTTACTGTGATAGTACCTTGAGAACTAATTTCTACAGTTCCATCTGGTAGCAATGATGCGTTTGATTGAGGCACAAAGGATTTGTCCACCAAACGTTTATTCGTCCAATAATCGCCTTCTGGCGTAAGCTCTGCTGTACCAATACTTTGAGGTATATCAAATTGATTAACAGATATAACACCTGTAGCTTCGTCTTGGCCAAAACCTGAAACTACTTCAGTATATTTTGGCCAGACATTATTGCCCTTTATTACACATGTGTCTAAAGATAAGTCAGAATCATATGTTAGACCTATTGATTTGTTGAAATAAAGCGGGAACAGCTCACGCGTGTCAGCCATATGGCCAGCTCTATAATCATCATCAAACCAATTTGATTGAAGAGTAGTTTCAAAATTATCTCCGGTAACGCCTTCAGTTTGCCTAATAAACGTAGCATTATCAGGATCGTATACTTCTAAAGATGATAACTCAGCTTCTATTAATGAGAGAGTTGTTATTCTTTCAACATTAGAAATTCTATCATCTAGTCTTCGGATATCTGACATCTTATATCCGCGATTATCATACTGTGTTACTCTTAAATCTTCATTATTAAATGTGAATGGATACATAACAATATCATACAACTTCATGTCCCTGCCATCTACACCTGTAGGAGGAACTAATGAATAAGATGAAGCACCTTGGTGATACTTTAAAGTTCCAGAAGAAGTTAGAGTAAGCGTATCTCTTCTAGGTAACCAATACTTAGTTAAACCTACGGTAATAGTTGATTGATTTTTAGGCAATGGTTCAACGCGAGCAATTCCTCCGGTAAACGTTTCATCAGCAGGATTTTTTAAGGATCTCATATCAATTACGTCGGCTAGGTGGTATGTATCACCTCTTGCCGTAGTATATTTGGGAATCTGACTAAATGTGATATCACCATAAGAAGCCGCTCCTCCAAAATACCCAGCGCCGATCGGAGTATCGTGTTGAAAGTACTTATATTCTACCGTGACCGTTCCGGCCGGAGCAGCTTGGCCACCTCTTAACTTACCTCTACCTGGTCCGTAATAGTTATCATCTTGTCCGTTATCTAAAATAAATTTATATGTTATAATTTCGTTAGTAGTATCATCTGTTACTTTATTAAATGAGAAGATATCAGCTTTTGAAAGTATAAACTCGTCGTTAACCAAACTAAGAGTTTCAGATGCCCAACTATTTGCGGCTGTGCCAGGTTGTAGCGATTTATTCTTACGAGTTAAAGTTGTAGTCTGATATGCAACAACATGGCCGTTACCATTCGAAGGACCGGTAATAGCAGCCTGTGTATTTGGACCGTTTCCACCATCGCTTAACGTTACACTTAAGTCAGTACTTAAATCGCCTCCTGAGTTAACCTGATACACCCAATCATCTGTTTCAGTAAATGTATCGGTGTTACCAGTATTAATTGTTACGCTACTAGCAGTTTTATTTACAGTGTACACTTTACCAACAGTAGCAGTCACAGAACTTATTTCTTGTACTCTGTCACGTGGCAGTTCAAACAATAGATCATTTTCTTGTCTATTATAAATGTCAAACCTACTTTGCACTGATTTTAAATTTGCATAGTTATCAGCATCTATACCAATAGATCTAATATCGCCAGAGCTATATGAACTATTTGTAATATTAATATCAAATATGTGAATTCTATAGTTTGTCTGTAGGTAATATAAAGCTCTTACTCTTGCTGTACCAAAATTTATTCCGCCGCGATCTACGGCAGTGTATAGATTAACTTCAGTAAAGTCTTCTATATATCCTACGAGACCATACGCACTATCTGCTAACAGAAAATTACCTATATTAGCTCCGGACTTTTCACTAGTCTTTGATACGGTATCATTTATAATATTTCTTGGCTTTGATACTTTGATTGGTAGATTAAAATCTCTTTCGACTCTTGATCCATTTACAAAACCAGTTCCTCCTGAAACTTTAAAGTTTAAGAAGTCGTCGTCAGTATCAGTATTTATTGACAGGTCAAATTCACCGGTTGGTCTACTCTCAATAAAATTACCTGTTTGAGAATAGGTTCTTGAATCGATAATACTACCTATTTTAGAAAGAATCTTATCGGGAGTTTTAGTAAGCGAAACTTGACCGTTGATTACCTTATAGACTTCATAAAATGTATCGCTTGCAACAATCTGATCTTTTGTTGTTAGAGTTAATGTAATTTTAAGTCTATCAGCGCCTGGAGATGTAAGGTTGGGAGTAGAACCTGAATTATCAAAAAGAGCTATATTATCAGCTGTAGTAATAATTTCTTCTACTACTTTAAAACCAACAGTGCCTGTAAAGGTAGAAGTGTATTTAGAAAGAACTAATGATTGAGCGTCAACCATTACAAGATGGTTTCCAGCATACGTATCAAACTGAGGAATATCAACAATAGAACATTTTCCAACCGCGTCATTCACTGACTGAATGGTAATATTACCTAAATCAGTTGTAAGAGTAGCTCCTGCAACAAATGGCTTAGAAACTGTAGTAACTTCAGCTTCGTCTGCTCCTCCAACTTTACCCTCTGACATCTTTACGAATAGCGTATCAGGATCTCCATTTGCAGCCGGTAAGACATCTTTTACTATAGCAAACAAATCACCATCATTTATTTTAGTACCCTTTAAAGCTGCATAACCTATAGGTAAAGAACTGACTTTCAAGTACGTGTAAGAAAAGGCATTGACACCTGAAGCAAGGCTTGCTGAATTATTAAATATTGCGCCTTCATTTACTATAAACCGTGAAAGCCTGGCTAGTTCTGCTTGTATAATAGATTGTGATTGCGTTAGCTCTCTAGCTTGAAGAGCACGACCGTTATTAAAAAGAATACGATGGTAGTGATCACTATCTCTGAAGTCATCATTATATTCACTCAAGAACGTGGTGTTAGTAAGATTAGTTGCCATTGTTTATCCTTAGAGTTTAATAACTACTTTAATATCTTCAGTTTGAGCTGCATCTCGTGGGAGTTTTTGTCTGTTATTTAAAAAGAGTAACTCTCCAGAATATATATCAATCTCTCCAGCGACAATATCAGATATAGTAAATGTTCCAGCTTTACCTGTTATAGTTACGGTTTCTCCGATAGTAAAGTTCGAAAATCCAGTTTCTTCATTTTGATGATACCAAATTGTAGAAATACCATCAAAATAGTCTATATATCCGCTGGCACTACCCGCTCCATTAATTGTTACGTCGTTGGCCCAAGAAAGCTCAGATATGGTTTCACTTAATACTATCTGCTTAACTGCTCTACCTTGTGTTTCAGTAAATAACGCACCGCCAGGTTGCTTAATATTTTTTAATAAGCCTATCTGTCTATACTCGTTATCAACTATCCAATCACCAGATACGTCGCCTTCGGGTTTGATATTAAACATTATGCTTGTAGATCGTAGATCCGATCTAGCATCTGCACCAATTCCTCCTTCAACAGCAAAAATGGGAAATACCTCTGCACTTGCTCCACTTGTTAAATTAGTTTGATCTACTGTTATTGAGGCTTGATTATACCCTGATCCTAAATCTGATACAATATTAGTAACGGCCGAACTTGTTCCAACTTGAACTGCAGCAAGCTTTCCGGTATTATCTAAAATAGCGTGTGCATTTGCTCCAGTACCGTCACCAACTACTGTAAGGCTAGGAGCTGCCGAGTAAACACCGCTGTTACTTTTAACTCTATAACCTATAATTTGTCCATCAATTGATGCATCCTGCACAGCTTTTTGAGGAGCTTCAGGATCAGTTGGCGCAGCATCAATTACGAACTTGACAGGCATAAAGTTAGAAGTTAAAAATCTATTTGCATCAGCAGTAGTAATAGTATACATGTACTTCCATATATATCCATCATTTTCAACCGGCAAAGTAGTATCTGTATGGTCTGGAAGGAAATTAGATACGACCGGAGATCCAAAACTATTTTTACCTTGACGAATACAAACATAAACATGGTTATCAGCTGTTTTAACGTAGTAACCAGGAGTTGGCTGACCAACTTGGTTGTCATTAAAAGAAGGGTAAACGGTATTGGTTGTCCAATCAGTTAAAGGTACAACGAAAGAAAAAGCTTCAACTGCTTTTACAGATTGCATATTATATCTAAATAGTCTTCTATCTCTTTCAGTATTGCTGGGATCAGGCGTGACATCAGTGCCCAGCGCTGGCTGCCAAATTTGAGAGTGCCCTACGCCGATATAGAAATAGTTATCGGAATCACCAAGGTTTATGCCCTCATTTTCATCGAATACCTGTTGTGTAAATTGTCTTTTTATTCTGTCTGTAATAATTGCTGGCATTGTCTATTTCCTATACGACTGCGTATCCATAACCACCTACTATAATCCATCCACTTGTAGTATTCCATATAAGATGAACTGAATCGAGAGGATCAAAATTTATGCTTGTTCCGTGAGCGAGTGTGTCGGGTGTTAAACTTACTGTTCCAGTTCCTCCAGCGACTCTCGTGAATATTTTTGTTTCGCCCTGAAAGGTTCCATCTGCTAGTTGTACTGTGCCAGAAGATGTTCCTGTAAGAACTATATATCCGTATTCTTGGTCTGCTGCGGTTCCATTTGCTGCAGTAGCCGATTGTACACCAACTTTATCTGCTACTACAACACCAATTCCCTTAGGCCTTAAAATCAGGTTTACGTTATTATCAGCCCCAATAGCTTCGATAATCGGAGAAGAACCGGTAGCTGTATCTGATACTTTAATGTTATTTCTCGAAGAAGTAAAGTCATCAGTAAAAGATATTACTGAGTTCCCAATAGAATCTGCTAAATATTGGTGAACTCTTGCTTGCTGTATGATTGGATCAAACAGTGTTTTATTCGTAAGAGTACCTGCAGCATCATTTAAAACTAAAGTATCATCTGCTGTTAAAGATGGAATACCAACGTCTTGATTTGCAGTTAATGCACCCGCAACAAAATTGTAAGCGTGACTGAGGTCATTATCTTTTATACTTAAATTAAGTATAGAAGGATTATTTAAATCAGCACTATCTACGGTTTTATTTCTTAAGGTTTGTGTCGCAACATCAACTACTATGTTACCAGCCGAATCTGGAAAATCAATACTAATTTCTTGTGTAGGATCTGCTGCTCCTATTTTAGTTCTAGCAGTAACACCAATTATATCAAAACCACTGTCTGTAAGAGAAGTCGTATTAGGACCTACTACCTCACCGCCTAAAATGTTGTATAATTCTGTAAAATTGGCATTCATTTTTAAGCCTGCAGCACGTAAGGTATCTCCGGTCCTATCATTTGCCGCTGCGCCTACATTGATTGTCTGTCTCGCCATAACTTACTCTCTAATTTGGTTTATAGTATTTATACATGCTAAAGTGGATAATCTGATGAATCAGCACTATTAACAGTGTCAAATACGGTTGAGAATTTGCCCATATCCATTGTAGCAAATATAGCTGTTTCGGCAGAGTCTTGATCCACTGTAAGTATAAGTTCTGAAGTATCTCCAGAATCATCCATCAAGGTACCTGCAAATCCAGTAATATCAAACACAGATCTATCTGCATCCATATTTCCGATTTGGATATCTGAAGTATTAGAAACTGTAGCTTCTGTTGTAATTCTAACTATACCTAAATCGCTATCACGTAAAAGCAGTGTTTCTGAAGTATCTGCTGTAACACCTAGCTCTGCTTCAAGTTCAACTAGTAGTAACTCATCAGGTTCATCTATAATTTCAGATTGCTGTATCTGAAGTCCATCAGTATTAACAAGTTCTAATAAAAGTTCAGCTCCAAGAAAAACTCCTGCAGGATGCACAAATAATTTATAGGTATCTACCCACTCATTTAAAGGTATGCCTATTCGAATAAGTACAGACAATACTTGATAAAGTTTATCATCTGTAATAAACTTGCGTGACTCTGGGCCTATTACAGAAGCCTGGGTCTTTATCTGTTGGCCATTACCATTAACATCACTTAGATCATAGTCTATAGCTGGCCCAACTTTAAATACATTATCTTTTGGATATATAATTTGCGGGTCTTCACCAAAAAATCCTCTAAAGAACTGCTCAATGCTATATTTAGTACCCTTTGACCTGTACAGAGTATTAGAAAACTTTATAGCTTCTCTTTTATTAATGAACCCGCCAAAATACGCTTGACCCAATAGAAGCTCGTCTTCAAGATACTGTAATAAATCAACTGGTACTTGAGTAGCGTCTCGAGAAGAGTTTAGTCTTTTAATTTTACCAGAAGGGTTATCAGCTGATTCCATCCATTCATAATAAGCTTCAAATAACTTTATTAAGTTTGGATAATCCGTTTTAAAATGATCTGGTAAAACATTTCCAATATCACTTCTTAAGAAGCTTAAGTCTGTTCGATTATTATCGAGAAGGGTTTTATCATTAGTAGACATTAGTTGATTGCACTTACTGTTACTGCAGTTGTGGTTGACCTATCTTTATCAAAATTTAATATTTCATTTCGCGTAGGAGCTATTGCACTTTGGTTAGATGGTACCGCCGCCAGTTTTATAAGGTTAAGTCCAGCCGATATACTAGTAGGATTAAAATTGTTGATAGTAACTATTCCATCAACTGCATTAAAGTTACCTATATTGTCAACTAGTATATCGTCACCAGCAGAAGCTACAATCTGTATAATATTTGTAGACAACTTATTTCGTAGCAAGCATGTTGTACCTTGATAAGTAAAAGCATTACTCGTAATGATATATTCGTTGTCATCTGGTATAGCAATAGGAACTGGAAATTGAAGGTTTACACTCTTATTCACTGCAACGGCTTTTAATGTATCAACAATATATGCAAAATTCTCGTTGCTAATATCTAGTTGGATCATTAGGTTAGCAGCATCTTCATATCTGCCTTCAACAACATTATTAACTATAGTATCAAACGATGATTCTACTCTATTTCCTATTAAAACAGATCTAGCCGCAGGAGCTATTAAAAGAGAATTAATGACCAATATTAAGTTTGGTGAGGTAGGAGTAAACCTTTGCTGCATTCTTATATTAGATCTAGATGAAAGAATAGCTGGAGAAGAAGCATCGACTTCTGTTAGTACGTTTGATCTCCTAAATGCTTGCTTAAAGCCACCAGTGTTGTCTGTAAAGTACCCCGCAATAATATTGTTTACATTATTTTGTACGGCATTTAAAGTTAAGTCGGTAAGCTTAGGGTTAAATTGAAAGAATGTATCAGTTTCAATAAAAGTCTCAATAGGATCTATGAATCTAATATTAAATGAAACTATTGATAATTGTGCAGCTAAATTTCTTATAGCCTGTTTAGTAGTAGAGATAGTATCTGCAGTTACTCCATTTTCAAACAGGATAGAAATATATACCGCACCAAATTCTGGATTAACAGCTTCTTCGCCACCCCATGAAGCTATATCTTCAATGAGTGTAGAATAGCTTTGTAAGATAAGTGAAGAATAGTCTCCGGCAGTAACCATCCTATTCTGAGTAGCGTATTGAAACGGAGCGTTTTTCCTAATTGACTCTATTGATTCTTTATTATCACCACCTATAGAATTTACGTATGTTACTACGTTTAAGTCTGCTGATATATTACCCTGAGAAAACTGAGATGCAGGAGTAAAATCTGAGGCTCCATTTGCAGTAGCGCCTTTTACTGAAAGATAGCTAATTTCAATTCTGCTACCTGTAGTTGGAGCGATACCAAACGTTTCGCCATCACCAAACGATAGATCAAAATACCCATTTGGCGATTCTTTTAAAATATATATCGTCGAGTTAGCGCTAATCGAAGTAGCGCCTGAAATATTTTGGTACTGAGTAAAATCTGAAGATACTCCAGAAGCATATACCTTTACGGTGACAGTATCGGCATCAATAGTTGTATCAGGTATAACATACACTGGGTTGTCTTGATATTCACCCACTAAAAATGTTTTAGTTCTCAAAGAACCTTCAAAAATAGAAATCCTATTAGAACCATCATTAGTTTTAAACTCATAAAACCCTGTTCCGTCATCAATAGCTTCAAAAGGTTGTACAGTTTGAAACGAATAAGAGGTATCATCTACGCTTGTAGTAAATTTAGTATAGGCTGGTAAGGATACTGTTTCTTCTCTTCCTGCAGCACTCGAATTAAATGTTAACCTTACCTTCGCTTGTGCAGCAGTATCAGTATCTGGAACATAACCGATTCCTTCAGATAATGATACCACTGAACTTCTTAATTGTGCTGTTGGTAGGTAAGATTCGTTAAGAGCAAAATTTGCTATTAAAGCATTAAGATGAGTATTATATGCTAATACATCAAGAATATTAGAAAGGCCAGATGCCTCAAAATTGTAGTCTCTAAACTCATCTTTATTAGCAAGATAGTCCTTTAAATTGCTTTTAATATTATTAAAGTCTAAAGCTGATGATTTTATAGTTGTGGCCATATTACCTTAACCTTGATAGCGAAGTCGTAAATACCACAACTTCTTCTGAGTTTATAATTTGAAATTCTATCATAACGCTTATAGAATTTTGTGATTCTTTATAACTTACCTGTACATCTCTAACTATGGCTCTAGGCTCGTATATTTGAATAGCATTAAATATATTTTCTTTTATTTCATCTTCAACATCTTCATCTGCAAGTTCAAATAAGAGGCTTGTAATATCACCGCCATAAAAAAGCTCAAAGGGTTTTTCATAGAAATTAGTAAGAATAAGATTTTTTACAGCCTGTTTAACGGCTGCAGCTTCTTTTTTAACAAATATCTCACCATTCGCCTTTGCAGTAAACGAAAGATCTATATCTCTATATTCTACGCTTCTACTTGCATTGATAGTAGACCTGCTAAGATCTCCGTCTTCTCTTGATAATATTCTTGCAGTAGCCATAAAAGTTCTCTGTTTTATTTAGTGTTATTTATAAGGCTTTAGCAAAAGAAACATCAAAACCTTTACTCCAAGTTCCAGCAGATCCTGCACCACCCTGTCTCCATGTACTCTCATCATAATGAATAAACCCAGTCCTCTCGGTCACTCCCTCAACGGTCCTTTCCGAAGAATAACCACCAATACCGGGACGAACTCCACGTGCCTTTGCGTTCTTAACTAAAATACGAATATACCGTTGGTAGAGGGATGCGTTTTCTGACGGCATTATTCTGACGCCATTTAGCATTAAATAATGATCAGCTGCTTCTCCAGTTGGATGATTTTTAGTTCCTGTGGCTCTTCTAGCTCTACCGCCGTTTGATGTAATTTGAGCGGTATATTCTGGCCCAAGTTCACGAACAGCAGCCGCAATCGCATCAACAATATTTTGATTAGGCCAGTATATTCTGTTGCTACCTCGTTCGTGAGTTACAGCTCCATCAGCTGGAGGAACCGCTCTTTTAGCTATAGCTCTTTCCTCAAGAACTGAATTATCTTCGAGTAAACACTCTATTAACTCTCCTTCTGCTAATAGCTGTCTATTATACTCGGTAGATACTTTTCTTCTAAACGTTCCGCTCCAATTATCATCGATTAGTGGCAAGATCATTATGAGTCTGGAATTTAATACAGGATTGTCTGATGTACATTCTAAGGTATCATATGAAAGAATCATCTTATCAAAAAATGCTACATCTTTTAGATATTCGGCTATATCAAATAAATCTAAATTATTTGGTTTGCCGGTTTTATCAATAGATTTGTAGATAACTGCTCTACCACTTGACTTTAAATCATTAATACTTCCAGGAGTTATTACTTCTGAAGGACCAGGTTTATAGATCCCCTCTGAAACAATAAGATTTACTCCTTTAAACTTATCAGTATTGTCTTGGATCTTTTTAATAATAAGATTTTGAATATAAAGATTTTTAGCTATGTTTCTTTTAACGCTTAAAGCTTTTATGTATTTAAGATTAGTGGCGTCATCAGTTCCCAAGAACTTAGATATAGTAGTATCTTCAGACAATTTAGTCTTAATTGTAATATCATCCTGTCTAAGAGGATTATACTTATCCTCAGGAATAATACTTACCACTTTATTTTTAGGTATATAAGTAGCTGCAATTTGAGGCGAATATATGTTTGCTGGCACGTTGCTAATGACAGGAGTCGATTCCTGCTTAATAGTCCTACCTATTCTTTTTGGTGTAGGATTATTATATTCAGAACATATAATATTTTCTTTAAGTAGCTGCGCTACAAACTGTGTGTTTCCCGAATTAGCAGCATCTCTCAGTTTTGATCTAGCCTTTCCTGTAGTCATCTCTCCTGTAGAAATACCACCATAACCCTGTGACTTGTCGATAAAGTTCTTTAAGTAGTCGCCCTTGTCAATGATCACCTTACGAATACCACCTGCGGCCTTAAGCAAGTATGTAAGAACATTTGTCGAAGTTGGCGTAGTGATAGTAGGAGTCGCAGTATTAGTAATACTACCTGCAGTTCCTGTAACTGCTTCTCCATAGTCTTGAGACTGAGTTACTGTTGAAGTAGTCGCAGTTCCATCTAGGTCTCCATGGAATGTCGGGGCAGTGATACCTTTATCAAACACAGCGCCGTTACCCACAAAGTTAACGGCAGTGCCACCTATGACTCCACTACCACCTTGTACAGTCATATTTTGTGCTGAAGCAGTCACGTTATCTGAAGCAATATTAATGTAGTCCTGTGAGGTGATGTTCATTTCACCACTAGAGAATAAACCAACATTACCGTTAACGTTATAATCAAGATTACCTTTGACATTGTGTTGATGCCCACCTAAGAACATATCTGTGACTAAACCAGTTGAGTAGGTCGTTATCGGACCTGTAACAGAAGTTTGTAATCCGTTGCCAACATTCTTTTCTTCTGATCCCTTTACAGTCTCTACTTTATTACCATTCACTGTAACATTGTAATCTAAACAATCGACATTAAACTCGCCTACAACCTTTATATTTAGGTTGCCTTTATATACTAGCTGTGCATCACCTTCAACGATAACATCATTAGTACCACCGATTATTTCAACTTTACGCTTTTTAGTGCTAACTACTATGCTTCCGTCTGGAGTTAATTCTATGCCGCTACCTTCAGAATGTTTTATAAGAATACGCTCGTTTCCATCAGTATCATCTATTTCCCACACGTGACCCTTTTCAGATTTAGATACCTGATTTTTACCATACTGTGAAGGAACTTTAACTCCAGTAGATAATTCTATGTCTTCAAACTGTGAGAAAAGTTCTAGATCATTTCTCGCAACGCCTCGTGCTTCTTTTGCAATATTACTTGAAAAGAAATAGCTTGTTTTTGGATACTCACCAGTGGGATCTTCTGGAAGATTTTTAGATTTATCAGATGCTCTTGAATCAATAGCTTGCTGCGTAAGTGATGATAGATTGTTTTCATATTGTTCGGCCATATTAATTTCCTACGCCATCTATTATTTGTTTCTGCGTTAATGGCAGTGACTTTCGAGGATTATATCCTTTTACATTTTCTTTACCATACCAGACTTTTACAGTATTCTGAACATCCCACCATGGTGCTTCTGTAGTAGCAAGAATATCATACAGCGCCAATGCTTGTATGCCAGGCTTAACTTCATATATTGCTTGCAAAAGATTGCGCATAGTTTTAATTTGTGCTGCGCTAGCGTTCCATTCAAGTTGCTCAAGCGCAATCAATATAGTTCTTTCAGAATGATCTGGAAGACCATCATAATAAATACCCGTACCCTTTATTTCTAATGGTCTACCTCTATGCACAACACCGGATTGATCAACGAATAGGTGTGGTTCTAGTCCTTGATTATATTCATCTACAAATACCTGGTGATATTCTTCAACCTTTCCTTTTCCATCAGAAGCAAATACATTCCATGCTTCTATTACTACCTGCGTGACATCTCTTTTTAAATTAGCTATTTCAGTACTAACTTCGGCATAGTCCACAATAGAATCAAATATTTTAGAATTAGGATTGGTGTTAGCTTCTCTCCAAACATTTGTATAATCGTCAGTTCTTTTTGTAGGTATATCTATAGCAGCTGCTTTAGGCTCTAGCGCTTTTGATGCTCTATTATCTATTTGCCTAATAGCATTTTCTAATTCAGCATCTGGTCGATCAGAATACTTTTTAAGTACTTTGACGCCTTCTGCAATATTGCCTTCTTTCTTTAGATTTACAATTCTAGTAATATCTTCAGGTGAAACATTGCTAACTACATTATTCTTTATAGCTACTTTGCCTAATGTGTTTTCAGTTGATCTAAAAGATTCTTCAACTAAATTGCCTATAAGATCATCAAAACCAAAGGAAACTTTATTTAAAATATTATTAAAGGATTTTAATTGCGCGTTAATAGCATTATTTGACACGCTGCTAATAGATAAATCGGTATTCTGTAAAACATCACCAAGTACTGTATCGAGTATATTATCTTTAAAAAGTTCAGAAGAAACATTATTATTTACGATATCTTTTATTCCACTAGAATTTATATCAGTGGTATCTTTTATAACTTGGGCTAGCGCTTCAGGAAACGGTGCGCTAATGGCTACATCCAAAAAACCATCGGCCGCAAGTCTAGCATCTCCAGCAATAGCAGTTAAATCAATCTTATCAGCTGCTTCAACAACTTTAACAAGATCTGGTGTGCTTGCAGAAGGATCTAATTGGACTAGACCTAATTGTTTTGTTACTTGTTCAGGAACAGAACCAGTAGCATTTGAGATAATATCTCTATCAGTACTGGCAACAGATTTAAATCCTCCTGACACAGCCGCATCAGACTTATACTTAAAACTTAGTGCTGCGCTCTGTAACTCTACCAAATCGCTAACATCAGAAGAAGCTTTTGACAAATTAAGAAACGACTCTACAGTCTTAAGGCTACCTTCTAAAAGATCTTTTGCCGACATTATCTAGCTCCTGATGATATTAGATTGGTTTCAGCGCTTAACACTAAAGATGCTTTATATGTATCATATGCTTTTCGTGCTGCAGCAGGACGAGACCTTCCGTTGTGTGTGTAGTATAAGGGATCTGCTTTTTCAAATACGTCAAAAAAATGAAAGGTTGAGTTAGTATCATCTTTTGGACCATCAAAGTTAGTTATATTAGATGCTTCTTTTAAATGATTCCAGCATTTGTGAATACCGCCTGTTTTCATATCATACACTAAAAATTTTAATTGTAAGAAAATGTCATAAGGATCTTCATTTAGTTCTGAAGCATATGCTTCCACTCTTTGCCACCTTCCCCACCTAGAGTTCCACTGAGCTATACCTCTAGAATCTTCTATACCATCTTGGTTTTTAGCATTCGGATTAAAGTTACTTTCTATTTCGAGATTACCGCAAACACCTGCAGCAGATTTAATTGGAAGGCCATTCGAAATTAAAAAGTCCATAACTAAGATTCTTAACTGATCTATATCTTCAGTACCGTTTTCATATATCTGTCTTTGCTGTTGGCTTATTACAACGCCTTCTTTACCGATATTTCTTTTATCTAAGAGATTAATTCTGCCAGCTTGTGCAGCTGCAGTTACTTGAGTGCTAGAAGGTTGTTCAATATGACTCATAGATCCGACTATAATAGGATTTTGAGATAGTGCTCCATCCATAAAAAACCCAAATACTAGTGCGCTCTTTTTCATTTGAGGTATTTTGCCTATTCCAGAAACACCACCTTCAGTTGTAGGCAATACTGTTTCAGCCCAAGGAAGGTACTTGTCTTTTACCTCATTTGAATGTATACCGTATATTCTTACCTGAAACCTACCAGCTTCATCTGGATCCGAGTCACTAATAATTCTACCAACAAACCATCTAATATTGTCGCCATAATACTCATTCATGCTATACTACTCCGATTGGCCAATTTGCTTAAACCTAAAGATATATTGTGAGTCTCACTTGGAATATTAAAATTATGTCTCTTACTTAATATGACAAAATGTCCAGACCTTTTTTCGTCTATTGTCACAGCACCAAAATCTGTATCGTTTCTTTTTATATCCATCGCAACTTGATGTCCTACACAGGACTTTATATTTTTTACAGTAAAGAGAAGTCCAGGCATATTAATAGTGTACATGTTCTTTAGAAGATGATTAAAAATTGACTGCCGAAGCGCAGACAATTTTTCCTGGCCAGGGAATGCTTCTTGATTAAAGCCATATGCATCTTTATATGGTTGTGTTATTATTTTTGTAGTTATTTTAGAATTATAACTAGTTATAGGAGATCGGTCAATTCCTGCTGGGTCTGCTACGAACTCTTTATCTATGGCAACAAAATTTTGTTCTTTAGGAAGTATTTGTAGATCTTTTAAAAGTTCGAAGTGTTCCTGCATATCTATGTGGTAAGGACCAAAGTTTTGTCCTGTAGTTGCATTAACGGATTCGTAATTTGACCCTATAGCTCCATTTTGTGCTATTTCATGTGTATTTTCTGACAGTGTAGACTTAATAGCTGCAATGTTCACTATCTGAGATTCTAAATCGTCTCTTACTGTATTAGACTGATCATATACAAACGGTCTATTAACATTAAAAGATTCCGTTTTTAAAATAGTTTCTAGATCTGTAAGATAAAACTTATTATCAATAATTGAAGAATAAAAAAAGAAAGGCATACCTGATTCAGTTGTCATTTTAGATAACACCGTCTTAATTGCGTTAAGAGGAGTTTGGTACGGTACAATATATCTAAAAACCGATTGCGTTGATCTAGATTCGCTTTCAATAACAAGTTCTCTACCAAGCTTATCTTTTACGATACTAGCAATTATTTGTTCTCCAGTGCCAGTATAGGCTTTACTGAATCTAGTTAAATCACTATAAAACTTTATATCTTCTATTAAATGAAAAGATATTATAGAAATATTATTAGAATTTCTTGCGTTACTAATAATTTCTTCTACAACAAAATTTAATTCTATAGATCCGGCTGATTCTTCGTCCGGACATGTAAATTCTAAAGTAACTTTTTCAGTTCCTACTATATCGACCATTCTATAGAAATCTTGATCGTCTTGTAGTACCATATCAGCAGTCAAGTATCCCTTTGAAAGATCTTCATAAACATTAATTTCTGCAACAATACCAGCTATAGACAAAGGCTTGTTGAACCTTTCTGAATCCATAGTTATACCGATTAAATCGAGCTGCTCACTAGACGTAATAGGAGGCTTTTGCTTTTTTTCAATATTTTCTCTCATTTTAAGTTCTCAGTAGTTTTTGGAATTCATTATTTACTTGATTAGCCACTTGTGGTTTAAGAATTTTTATACTTCTTAATTTGTTATTCTCTTCTATAAGCCTATCTAAATATGAAACCGGAGTTCCAGATTCTGTATCTGGTCTGTTTTTTACGCCACCGGAAGCATTAATTACTAAATCTATATCTCTACCACTACCATCTATATACCTTTGCGGCGCATTATACTGTACAATATTATTATGAGTAATAAGCGATCTTACTAAATCGTCGTCCCATTGCTTCACATCCGGTTGATCTTTCTGAGAATATATAGTAGTATTTATTGGGACGTTAAAGCTAGAAAGTGTAGAAGTAGCAGTAGCTTGAACACCATTAGGAATATTAGGCTCTGAAATAGTTATAGTTGGTGCTGATGTATAACCTTCTCCGCCAGTGAGAACAGCTATAGACTGCAATGATTCAGAAGTAACTACTTCAGTTCCATCAATGTAAGTCATTACGGCCTGACCAGTTGCACCGCTACCTCCTCCACCGGAAATAGTTATTGTTGGCGGAGATGTATATCCGCTACCTGGATTTGTTATATTAATAACCTTTACGTCTATAATAGGTTTTATAACTATCTGACCTAGGTCATAGCTTTTTTCTAGAATTCTACCTTTAAAGAGCGTTCCGAATTCATCAAAATTTACTCGGTCAGCTACTATATCTCCAATATAAAATTCACCGTGCATAGTAGCGTCTGATCTAATAACTGTGTTGGGATAGTATACTTTAGCGTAATCATATACTTCAGCACTACTCATAGGCCAACCTTGGTATCTTAAAGTATGATTAAGTAGAAAGAAAGTCCAATACAAATTAGCTGTTTGATATAGTTCGTATGAAAGGACGTCTGGTCTTACTCCGTCTTGAATAAAAGTCGTTTCATAAAAAGAACCGTCGTTAGCTATTTGATCGATGATATCTATGTATGTGGTTAAATCCTGAAATAAAGCTGAAGCATTTTCTTCACCGAATCGGTAGTTTGTAATTGGAAAATTTCTAAAGAATGGCATATTATCCGGCTCCTGCTGATATTAGGTAATCGTTTGATAGCTCATCCACTTCGTTTAAAATATCCTTTTTAGTAAGAGCTCTTTCTTCTATGAAGGAAAGAGAAATATCTGTTTCTTGAAAATTACCATCTGAGTGAAATGACATACCAGTAGAGTTATAACTAACATCAACATTAGCCAGAAACGAAGGAAGTATTTTTGTTGCGATTCTCTTATTAGCATAAAACATTTTAATTCTAAACTTGCTAGGAAATCTTAGAGCTAAATCGATTCCTTCGTTTGAAGTATCTGGATACATTTCTTCTCTAAAAAACTGAACTATGCTTTTAACTTCTTCGGCTTCTCTTTGTGATGTTGGAATCATTTTAAAAGCAAATCTAAATTGTCTAACTCCAACCCCTCGTAGAGATGATCTTCTGTTGGGATTCATCGAAATTCCTGTCGATGTTTCAACAGCGCCTTGAAGCTCTGGGCTCAGTCCTTTTGCAAGTCTTAAGGATGCAATTTGAGCAGCTTCTGATCTAAGACCTCTACCCGCTAAATCTGACAAACCACCAAGACCAGTAGCTTGAGAAATAGTGTCTTTCATAGCAGCATTCGGATCGCTTATTAACCTTGCGGCGCCTGAACCAAGAGCCCCTAAATCTACGTTTGTATATTCTATATTATCTTGAAACTGTAAGGCAGAAGGAAGATATAGCGTAGCCTTTCTTCCGCTTGCCACTCTAGCAGCAGCAGACCCGCGTCTCGGTTCGTTCGTTCCTCTAAAATTTACAAGAGCTTCCTTAGCCTCTTTGGCTTTATTAGAACCGTCATTTCCTATTAAACCACTAAGTAAACCCGCTGCGTCTTCTACTACTCCATTGCTATTATCACTAATAATCTTAGCTGCTGCTGACGTACCATCGACGAATGCGTTAAAGGCCGTTTGAGGTAAAGTCTTGTAGTTTTCACCGAAGGCTTCAAAAACTATTCTACCCTGATAGCCTTCGTCCTCGATGGGAAACTTAAAGTTTCTTTTATTTTTATATGACATAAGGAGTCCTTGATAAATATATAAAGTTTACATTATTTATAAAGGTATCTATGGCATATTCAGGTAAGTATAAGGTTAAAAACAGATCTAAATACAAAGGTAACCCCGATGGTGTAGTATTTAGGTCATTATGGGAAAGAAATGCCTTTAAATGGTGCGATGATTCGCGTGATATAAAGTATTGGTCAAGTGAAGAGGTTGTAATACCGTATTTTTATGAAGTTGATAAAAAGTACCATAGATACTTTATGGACCTTAAATTGACCTATAACAACGGTAAGACTGTGCTGGTTGAAATAAAACCAAATAAAGAAACAGCTCCTCCTAAGTTTAGTGGACGAAAAACCAAGAGATATATCAATGAAGGCATGACGTATGTTAAAAACGTAAATAAGTGGAAAGCAGCGCAAAGCTATGCTGCTGATAGAGGTTGGGCATTTCAGATATGGACTGAAAATGAATTAGGAGCTATGGGCATACTACCTCAGCCTAAGAAAAAGATTAAACCGTTAAAGCCACTTCGGAAGCCCAAAAACACATATAAATAACGATATGGCAGATTTATTTAAGAATTTAGAAATAGAAGCTTTTAGAGCTGGAATTACACCTAGAACGCAAGAGTCTAGAGAGTGGTTCCGTAAAAAACTTACGCGTATTCGTAGGGTTAATCGTAATGAAATATTGAAAGATGATTCTCTTAATTTGGCTAACCGTCAATTAGTAGGATCTATGCAGATGTTTTTCTACGACGCTAAGAACAAAAAAACTTTGCCGTACTATGACGCGTTTCCTTTGACAATTGTTATAGGTCCGGCAGAAGGAGGATTCTTAGGATTAAACCTACATTATTTGCCTCCTGCTCTTAGAGCTAAGTTTTTAGATGCGCTAATGGACATTACAAATAATAAAAAATATGATGACTCAACAAGATTTAGTGTAACATATAACACTTTAAAAAGAGCTGCAAAATATAAGTATTTTAAGCCTTGTGTAAAACATTACCTATCACAGCAAGTAAGAAGTAGATTCGCAAGAGTGCCAGCACCGGAATGGGAAATTGCAACGTTTCTACCTACGGCTAGCTGGCAAAAGGGTAATGGTACTCAAGTATATAAAGACTCTAGAGGAATGATTTAATGGCTAGTCTCGACCAATTTAAAAGCTTAGTTTCACAAAAAGGTGGTGCTGCCAGAAATAACATCTTTAGAGTAAAGATGCCATCTATACCTGGTGCTTCTTCATCTGATGTAAATTTACTGTGCAAGGATATAGTTCTTCCTGGAAAGCAGATTCTTACTACTGAAAGAAGAATAGGAATGCAAATACAGAAAGTTCCGTACGGCTATGCTGTTACAGATATTTCTATGACATTCCACGTTCTTAACGATTATGGTATTAGAAAATATTTTGATACTTGGCAAAGATTAGCCATAGACCAAAATGGTCAATCAAGTGGTTATTTAAGAGGTCAATCGGGGTATGGAAAGCAAATTGTAATAGAACAACTTAGAAAGGGAATAGGGCTTCCTGTATATTCTACTCCTCTTGGTATTCCTACTTTACCAGCGGAGATTCAGAGTCGCTTACCTAAACTAGGTCCATTTGATTTTGCTCAAGGTCAACTAGACTTAGATTTTATTACGAGCGCTGATGTTGTTTATTCGTGCACACTTCAAGATGCATTTCCTACTACGATGAATGATATAAGCCTTAATAACGAACAAAACGGTACTGTAGAACTAAACGTACAGATGTCGTATACAAAATGGGTTGCAAACGAGGCCGAAGCTACTAGTAATGCAGATAGATTCGTTCAAACGCAAATTGGAACAGCCTTAGGAAAAATATTTAATTAAAGGATGAATTGAAATGGCACTACCTAAACTAAATGATAAACCAAAATATGAACTTGTAATACCTTCAACAGGACAGACCGTAAGATTTAGGCCTTATCTTGTAAAAGAAGAAAAGGTACTAATGATGGCAATGGAAAGCGAAGATCAGGTATCTATGTTCTCTGCCATTGTTGACACAATCGAGGCTTGTGTTGATGGAGATATCAACAAGCAAGCTCTCGCTAGTTTTGACGTAGAATATATGTTCGTTAAGATTAGATCAAAGTCTGTAGGAGAAAGTATAACTATTTCTCCAGAATGCAACCAGTGTGAAGAAAGAAATGAATTAAAAATAAGTCTAGATACACTAGATGTAAAAAAACCAGATGCAGCTAGCATCATTGAATTGAATGAAGATATTAGTATTCAAATGAAATATCCGTCATACCTTAGTATGTTAGATAAGGATATCTTAGAATCTAAGTCTACTACTCACCAGACATTTGCTATGATTTTAAAGTGTATTGAAAGTGTAATGACCGAAGACGAAAATATGGCATTTAAAGATGAGACTCGCGAATCACAAATGGAGTTTATTGAATCATTAAGCTCAGAACAATTTGATTCGATTCGTAAGTTCATTGAATCTATGCCTCAAATATCACATGATGCCTCTTACACCTGTAAGAGCTGTGGCCACAAAAATGATTTATTACTAAAAGGCATGTCTGATTTTTTTTAGTGTCTCTTTCTCATGATACACTCGTTAATTATTACCAAGTGAATTTTCAGCTGATACAAAACCATAATTATTCTTTAGCTGAAGTTGAAAATATGATACCGTGGGAGAGAGAAATATACTTATCTATGTTACTGGATCAGATAAAAGAACAACAAAAAGAAGCTGAAAGGCAAAAGATGTCAAATGGCAGATGATTTTAAAGATTTCCAAAAGATTATTAAGGCTTTGGCCGGTAATAGAGATTTGCTTTTAGCGCAAGAAGAAACGACTGATGCTATAGAAAAGCTTAACGCTACTATGGCAAATCATTTCGAATATCTTAAACGGCAAGAGAAAGATAAACGAGAAGAAAAGCTAGAGACTAGTAAAGCTAAAAATCAGCAACAGCAGCAGGCTGGTGGAAGCGTTACAAACAATAATAGTAAGATTGGCTTATTAGGTCTTTTTGGAGGAATGAAAGGCATAGGAGCAATGCTCCTTCCTCTCACTGCAGGAATTGCGGCAGTAGCGGCAGCTTTTGCTGGTCTTAGAGGATGGGAACTCTCTGCCATTAAAAAAATAAATAGCATGGTAAAAGTACCATTAACTATGAGTAATGGCCTCATAAGAATGAGGAATGCAGCTTTTGCCATGTTTGGGCTGACTCCTGAAGGTCTTTTAACACGCGATGCAAAGGGAAGGTTTCAAAAAGCCGCACCTATAACAACTCAAATTGGAATGAGAATGAATGCTCTAAGAATTAGGGCATTAAGAATGTTTGGTATTGGTGCGGATGGGAAGTTACTAGCAATTAAAGGCGGTGATGGCCTATTTAAAAAGAATATAATTGGTAGAGTAACATTTCAAATTGGCAGAATCTTAAGACCACTTGTTGCCGTTTCAGAGGGCGTGGCGAAGTTTGCTACTAGTAAGGCAGGGGCTTTCTTAAAAACAATAACATCATTTGGCGGAAAGTTTGGCGCATTATTCGCAAAGATCCTATGGCCTATTGGATTTATCGTAAGTTTATTTGATGGCGTAAAAGCTTACCAAGAATCAGATGCGGATGGCCTTATAGGAAAACTTGGAGATGGTGTTGGCGGTTTCTTAGGTTCATTGATTGGTGCTCCATTCGATTTGCTCAAGAAGGGGATCTCATGGGTAATCAAAAAGCTATTTGGTGTAGAAACTGATGCTGATGGTAAGGTGAAAGAAGGTCAGGGTATGGCTGGTTGGGTCGTAAAACAACTCGAATCATTTAGCTTTGAAGAAACTATAAAAAAGATAACCAGCGGAATATTTGGTGTTGTTGAAGGTGCCATAGAGTGGGTTAAACTTTTATTCTCAGATCCAAAAGAGGCTCTTACAACTGCTTTCACTAATTTGCTATCCGCGTTAGGTTTTGCTGGAAAAACTTACTTAGATATTTTGTTTTTTCCAATCAACGCAGTTGTGCGATGGGCCAGTAAAATGTTTGGTTGGGATGATAAAGAATTGGAGGAGTTTAACTTAAGAGAAACAATCACAGGTTGGGTGAGTGATTTCTTTAATTGGTTAGGAGGCTTTTTACCAAATATTTCAAAGCTAGCATCAGATTTAACTGCATCTATTACTGGCTTGTTACCTGATTGGCTGGTAGAAAGTTTAGGTCTTGCAAGGTCAAATGCATCTGTAGAAGAAATAGCTGCGGCCGCTAATAAAAAATCTACGAGAGAAAGCGACCTAATACAAGCTATATTAAAAGCAGATGCAAATGGTGATGGGATATTAACAAAAAAAGAAGCTTTAAGTTTTGACAAGTTTGGAATGGGAAAAAACTCTGAACTTGCTAAGAATATAAATGAATTAGATAAACTGAGAGGCGGAACGATCGGGCAGGCCGGAAATCTAATGCAAGGTTACTCGCTGACAATAAACAATGTTGATAACTCTAGTATACAAACTGCTCCAGCTACAGCACAAGCAGCGCCCTTTTCTGTTGAGGCCACTGGCTCTATTGATGAACATAGTGCTAAAAAACTTACGATGCGTGATTTTATTGTAGGCAACGGTCTTATACAATAATAAAAAGTGGCTGAGGGCAGCATTAGCCGCCCTCAGTTATTAGTTAATCTTCTGCTGCAAGCTTAGCGAAATACGATAAAGTATCATCACTTTCAGCAACTTCAGCTGCAGAAGGAGGTGGCGCGCTAGGAGCACTAGGCGGAGTATGAGATTTAAAATCACTGATTGGCATACTATTATCAAGAGACTCCATTACCTTTGCATTCATAGGCATTGAAGACTCGCCAAGAACCAAAGCGAGACGTGACTTAAGTTCGTCATACGATTTAAAGTTTTTAGCATCAGTCCATTCAGTCATTTCGTGTTGCTTCTCATAGATGGTTTCTTTCTTTTTATCATCTCCAGCACATAGTTCTGTTGATGGTTTAAAAGATGAAGCATCATAGTTTGGATAACCTTCAACCTTACGAATCTTTAATGTAAAGTCTGCACCTTCCCACATATCGAATGGGTTGACTGGTGCTTCGTCAGGAAACTGAGGTTGCATGCTATCCATAATCTTATCAAAGATTTTCTTACCAAAGCGATAAAGTTTAACTTGACCTTCATTCTCCGGATTTGCAGGATCTGCAATAACAAGTACGTTTGCAATATAACGTAGATTACGCTTACGCTCACGTACGGTACGTTTGGCTTCGTCAGAGCCATCTTCATTCCATAGCTTGCTATTACTTTCGGATAGTGGATCCTGTTGACCAATAGATGTAAGAGATTTCTCAATGTACCATTGACCTGTTGGGCCTTTGAAGAAGTGATCCCAATACCGAACCCATGGTGTTGGGGCTTCTGCGTCTCCTGGTAGGAAACGAATTACAGCATAACCATTACCAGCCTTATCACGAGTAGGTGTCCAGAACCGAGGATCCTCTGACATTTTTGTGCTTTGTTGGGTATTATTCTCTTGGGCCTGACTAATCAAGCTGCTGAGATCTGTACGGTTACGTTTTAGTGCTGCGAACGACATATGTATTTTCCTTATATGTTAATATGTATTTTTTATCCACTGTATTCATAATAATATTCTACCACAATTTACTCAAAAGGTAAACTGTTTTGTCGAGGCAAGTAGTTTAAATTCATTGCTTCTGCCTCTAACTTTGTCTTTATAATAGGAGATATGAATTTCTTCACGTCCTCTAAATCGACATCGTTTTTGTCACACAACCAAATGATTGCGTCCATGTAGGAAGACTTATGAGACTTAACTGTCTTTTCTATTAGTCTTCCGAACTCGCTTTTTGTTAGGAATTGGGCTGGTTGCTTTTGCTGTTCCATAGTCTTGATCTGCCATTTCGTTTGTATACTCTTCTCCAATATCAGCATAAAATACTCCAACTGTTCGTTTAGGTGTGCCGTCTGCGTGGTATGCCATAGCTACAGAACGGTAACGGATTTTGCCTTGTTTTTCATTGCCGAAGCGATGATCGCGGTATATCCCATCATTGAGATACTTTTGCAAGTTAAAAACATATGCCTCAGTATCCCAATACTGCTGTCGTAGAGCAGAATCTTTACTGTCTTTCTGGGGCTTTATAGACCTCAGCATATCCTTTTGTTCTTTTAGCCACTCTTTAACTTTAGTAGGTGATAACTTGTCACTATCTGGCAAGTTGCGGATTGATTCGTGTATCGAAAGGTGCTTAGCAGGACCACGAGCTTCTCTTGCTTTAGCCATACGATCAACTAATACTGCTTTTTGCTCTGGTGTAAGAGTACGCTTTTTACGCGTTTTTTTAACCGGCTTGACAGTTGAGGTTTTAGAGAATTCTTCACGCATTTGATTTAGTTTAGATTTACGGGCCACATTGATCTCCTTCATAATATACTACTATTCTACCACATCGTGATAGTAATGTACACGTTTTCTTTTTGTTAGATATCAATTAGTTATGATTTTTTTCATCGATGGTCAATATTTCTATATCACCGTTTTCGTCACGCTTCCATCGAATGAAGTTTTCGTGTATAAGATAAGTTATAGTACTGTCTATTACTTCTTCTTGAGACTTACTTCCTCTTATCTTACCTATAGCGTACCAGCATATGCAAGACCCGAGTAGTGTTAGCCATAGGCCAGTTTCAGAGGAAATATAATCTTGATACATAAAAACTCCTTTGTACGGTATATTTATACTAGGTAAAAGAGATAACATTTGCCACACGGAAAGAGCGATACTCAGATTTTTCTTGATCAAATGCTACTATTACTTCTTCATTAATAGCTCTAACTTTTTTCTGAGTAAGTGGCTCATCTTTCTTAGCATCTGGCAAAACATCTGCCATAAGAGTGCAAGTCATATCACGCTCTTCACCGTTTACTTTTTTAAATATGACACGGCAAACTCGCTCTTTGAGCTGAGCAACCATGTATTCACGAGAACTTGAATCAATTTCATTCATTATCTATAATCTTTCCTGCTTTGCGGAATCGTTTATTATATCCGCGTTTAATTTTTTTAATTTGCCCTCTGCTCCACATAAAAAATTTACGTGAACGTTTAGTTAGAGCATCGTATTCATCTCCTCCCTTCATGGGGATTCTTTTAGCCATTACACCATTTCCAGATAGCAATAGCCGAACTCTAACCGAGACGAGTGAGAGTCTAGCTCGATCTTGACTTGTTTAAGCCTACGAGCAACTGCAGGCCCTGGCTGACCCTGTGCATTTAATTTAAGTGCCCACATTATTATCTCCTCATTGATGCAGCATCTATAGCTGCTTGTTTGTTATCTCTACGTACTGGCATAAGGTTTGATTTGTGTGTAGTAACAATTCCAGCAATCTCGGTACCAGTATATTGCTTACGTTCTTTTGCAAGACCATTGCCTGCTATACGATCACTCGTCATACTAGGACCGCAATTATAGTCAGGTAAGTCAGGTCTATAATTTGACTTACCTGAAATAAGTTTATCTAAAAACTTTTGATGTTCGGCTTCCGCCTTCAATAATTTATTCGATTTTCGTTTCGCCTTACGGCGTTTCCCTACACCATGGACCTGAACTCCTCTAATCATATGCATAGACATTACGCTGCATCCTTATAATACTGATCAAATGTGCCATAGATACGTAACTTAACATTACGAATATGGTTACATGGTTTGCGCGGTGCTTTTTTACAAGAACAGCTGAAACCTTCAGGATGCATGGTGACAATACCTTTGGCATATTGCCACTCGGTGCCTACCATCCAATGGCCCTTAGTATCGATGAGACTGGTACTAAAAATCATTCTGTGTATCTCCTATCAACTGCAGATGCATCCCACACATATGGCAGCTTCTTATACTTTGGTCCAAAGATAACGACATCATCATCGCCAACTTCACTAAACACACGATCATCATAATCGCGGTGGATATAAACCGGTCCACCGAAGATCCTATGAGCGCGGACGTACTCGTCGCCTCTAAATCCTACATAGTGTACAGTCCTCATAACATCCTCCAAACTCCTTAATACTGAATAGTAGTCTTAACTTAGTCCCT